TTTTCGGAGGTCACCCATGGGTAGGCAAGCCTTACCCATGACCATCTTCCGTAGGCCCTTCGATGATTCCGAGGCTCACAACTTTTTTTGCGAAGGGGCGCGGCTCGAAATTCAACGGATCACACCCCGCGCCGAAGGCCATTGCGGCGAACGCGAAAGCAGCCGCGTTCCAAGCTTGCGCCTTGGGAAACCCGAAAGCGACGCGATGATCGATTATGAACTCGATTTCGTCGCCCCGATCGAACATCATCATGCCGGGGACTTCGCGCCCCTCCATAATGACGGATGTTCCGGGGCATTCAGGCCCCTTCATTTCAGCGATCAAGTCGCGGCGCGGAAGTTGGGTTACGTTGTCGGACATCGTTCTCTCCTAGATTTTCAACATCGGGTTAGGTCGGGTCAGCGCCAAATTCTGGAAACGCCAGCCCCTACGGCAAACCAGAACATGGCGACGCCAGGAGCGACCCCAGGGGGGTCCATCGCAGCACTTATCAGCGCTGCAATGGCGACTATGACGCATGTGGCAATGATCGATCCGAGTATTCCCAATTGGTTGACGTCACGCATGATGACTAGCCATCGTCGGATGCTTCCAAGTTCCTTGATAAAGCCCATCATAAGTCGGGCCTTCGCCGTTGGTCCCGATGCCCAAGAGCGAACGGAAGGCGTTGAAGGGGTAGAAGCGCCGGTTAAAGCGAAAGGTGAACTCGTTCAAATAGGTTTGCAGGTGCTTGTGGCTGATCGCGCCGTGATGCGTCCCCGCCAGCCAAGCCTTCAAGTTGCTGAAAACCAAGTGGACGATGGGCAGGTATTCTTCCGCCACGTCCGGTCGGCCGGACTCGACAACGGGCAAGTGCTGGTAGCCGAGCGCGGCCAGCCCGTTGTATCCGCCCCAAGCATCCGTGATGACCATCGCGCCCGGTTCGACGGCGGCTTCCACAAAGCCCGTCAGGGACTTAGCGCCGCGCGTCGGCGCGATTTCCAGCCGCAACCGGCCAGCATAGCGCCCGCCGCGCTTCATGGGCTTGTCGCCCTTCTTGGCCGGCCGGGTGCGAACCTCTACCGCCGCGACCACAAGCGTCTTGTCTTCGGCATGGGGGCCTTTGCCTTCGCCGCGCGTCACGCCACCGATGTACGTCTCGTCAATTTCGACGTGATCGCCGCGCGCGAGATTGCCGCCGATCCGGTCGCGCCCTTGGCGCACCATCCCCGCGCGCAGCTTGTGCAGGATTTGGAAGGCCGTCTCGTACCGGGTCAAGCCAAGCTGGCGCTGGAATTGCATCGCGGACATTCCGGGCGTCATGCTCGAAACGAGGTACGCGCCCCAGAACCACGTCGTCAGCGGCGAGTGTGTCTTTTGCATCACGGTTCCGGTCGTCAGCGAATGCTGGCGACGGCAGGAACGGCAAGTGAGCACGGTCGGGCGCGTGGTCATGCGGAACGGCTCGCCCTTTTCGTCGCAGTAGGGGCAAACGAAGCCCTTGGGCCATTTGGCCCCTTCCAAGTACCGCGCGCACGCCTCGTCATTCGGGAAAAGCCTCTGGAACTGCGGAAGCGACCGGGGAAACGGCAGGTGTTCCCATTGGAGAACGTCGGCATGGGGCGGCATGGCTCTTTACTCCAACATCGGAGGGCGAAATGCCCGTCAACGTCGGAAACACTAGCACAAGTATCTGTATGCGTCAACCGGATAGGCATGTTAAGACCGACCCGTTCGCGGTCGACGGCCGCAAGATGGCGAGCGGGTGGGCGCCGCTCGACAGGTTCGTCCCGTATCCGAACAACGCGCGCACGCACCCCGAGAACGAGGTCGCCGCGCTGGCGACCATCCTCAAGGAGCGCGGCTTCGACCAGCCGATCGTCGTCGACGAGGCGTGGGTCATCCTCAAGGGGCACGGCCGGCTCGAGGCGGCGCAGCTCGCCGGGCTCAAGGGCGCGCCGTACGTCCAGCGCCGCGGCCTCAGCGAGGCGGAGAAGAAGGCGATCCGCATCGAGGACAACGCGCTGCCGCTCCTCGCCGGGTGGGACGCGAAGCTGCTCCGCGGCGATCTGCTGGAACTCAAGAACGAGGGCTACGACCTGCCGCTGCTCGGGTTCTCCGAGGCGCAGCTCCGCGTCTTCGGCGTCTCGCTCGGCACCGACGGGCCGGACCCCGAGGCGGTGCCGGAGCCGCCGGCGGTCGCGGTAACCAAGCCGGGCGACCTGTGGATCATGGGCGACCACCGCCTGCTGTGCGGCGACAGCACCGACGGCGACGACGTGGCGCTCGCCTGCGGCGACCTCAATCCGCACCTGCTCATCACCGACCCGCCCTACGGCATCGACTACCGGCCGGCCTGGCGGAAGGAGCGCATCGACACCAAGCTGAAGCTGAGCCAGGACGGCAAGAAGGTGATGAAGCGGAACTTCTCGGCGAGCGGCGCCGTCTACAACGACGACCAGGCCGACTGGACGGTGGTCTGGCAGATTTGCGGATGCGACGTCGCCTACATCTGGCACGCCGGGCTGCGCAGCTCGGTCGTCCAGCGCTCGCTGCAGCAGGCCGGCTACCTCCTCCGCGCGCAGATCATCTGGAACAAGCCGCACTTCGCGATGGCGATGGGCGACTATCACTGGCAGCACGAGTGCTGCTTCTACGGCGTCCGGCGCGGCGCCCGCTCGCACTGGAACGGGGACCGCAAGCAGACGACGGTGTGGGACATCAACTCGAACGTCGGCTTCACGAGCAAGACCGAGGGCAAGGACGCCCGCACCGGCCACGGCACGCAGAAGCCGGTCGAGTGCATGCGCCGCCCGATGGTCAACAACACCCGGCCAGGCGAGGCGGTGCTCGACCCGTTCATGGGCTCGGGGACGACGATCATCGCGGCTGAGATCGAGAAGCGGCGGGCGGTCGGCCTCGAGGTCGACCCGACCTACTGCGACCTCGCCGTGCGGAGGTGGGAGACCTTCACCGGCCGGAAAGCAGTCCGAGCCGAAGCGCGAGCGGCGGAAGGCGCCGGTACTCGACCGGCCGGCCGTCGCCGAGCGCCTGCTCGATCCCCCGCGCCATCCCCGGGCTGATGCCGAGGTCCTCGTAGACGACGCTCGCCTCGGCGACGACGCCCCAGGCGAGCCCGGCCTCGATGCCGAGGTTGCGCTCTTCCTCGTCGGCGTCGTCGAGGACGCCGGCCTGCGTGTAGAGCAGGTGGCTCGCCAGCGGCGATTCCCCGCGCACGAGGCAGTCCCGCAGGCACGCTCGCGCGTACCTGCGGTTCCGCTCGGTCTCGGCGCGGTCCTTGCCCCGGTAGGGGCTCTCGACGATCACTCGGCGCATGGGCCCGTCCGCCAGCTTGTAGACGCCGCGCCGAACCCGCTGGAGCCGCGAGGCCGGGCCGTGGAAGTCATCGAGCGCCTCCTTGCAATAGGCGAAGAACGCGCTCACGTGCTGGCGCGCGGTTCCGAGAGCGAGGCCCCGCTCGCCCGCCAGTCTTGATGCCGGCGCCGGTGGCGGCACGCTGGTCCGCCGCGACGATCTCCTTGATCCGCTCCCGCTGCTCGGGGGTGTCCTCGCGCTGCAGTTCCGGCGGGATCGAGCCGTCCGCCGGCAGGTCGATGGTCGGCGCGTCGGCGCCGTTCTTCTTCGTCTCCATGGTACTCTCCTTGTGGGGCCTTGGCCCGGTTGCGGGGACGATTGTCCCCGGCAGTCGTCGTGTTGCGTGCTTTCCGGTGAATGTCCAGTCCCCGCGCGCGCCGCCAAAAGAGGCGGCTACTGCGGCTGCGGGCAGGTGGATCGCATTCCCCCGGCCCCGGGGAGACGCCGATGCGTGAATACCACCTGCTCGCGCTCGACGACGGCACCTCGCGGGGAGGCTTCGCGACGCTAGACGGCGCGCGGCGGTACGCCCGGGAGGAGGGCATCCGGGGCTGGCAGATTTACTTCGGCAACCGGCGGGTCGAGAATCACGACCCCGACAGGGGCGTGCTCGTCGCAGAGGAACCGGCAGTCTGTCCAGCAGCCGCAGGGCAGGGCGCGGGGACGTCGTCGCTCAAGCATTGGTGGACCTCCAAGATCGCCGAGGAGGCTACCACCGGCATGGTCAACGAACCGTTAACGCCGTAGCCGGCGCGCACCAGCGCCTCGGCCCAGTCCGCGAGCGCGGCCGCGAGCGCCGCCCGCCCCTTCTCGGTCATCACCGTGGTCCGGGGCGTACGGTGACGCATGTCGAGCCGCAGCAGCCCGCGCTCGACGAGACCCTTGAGCGCCTCGCGCCTGGCCGAGACCGTCTTCCAGTTCGCGGCGTGCTCGCGTCGTGCCAGCGGCGAGTTGACGATCGGCGCCGGCCCGTCGAGGTGGTCGATCAAGAGGTCGCGCTGGTGCGTCGTGATCACCAGGTCGCGATGGCGCCTTATCCGGTTCATTTGGTTCCCCCGCCTTTCCGAGTTTTCCACAGGCAACTTACCGTCCTGGACCCGAGGTTGTCCACTGGACGCCGGGGACCGATTTCCCCTATGCTGCGATTCGCCTGGCCCGAGCGGCGACAGCCTCCGACAGCATCAGCAAAACTCAGGGAGCACGGACGCCGGCGGGCCGGGCTCCTTTCATTTTCGGGAGCAAACAAAGTGAGCGAGCAGGAATCGAAACCCTTCCGCGAGCCGAAGGAGATGCACGTCGGCGAGGGCGAACTCGACAAGACCTACGCCGCGCTCGGCCGCGCGACGGAGTGGTGGATAGTCGTCGGCCGCGGCGCCTTCGCGTTCCGCTTCGGTCCCTACGAGGGGCAAGGAGTGCGGGCCGATCCTCAACCGCGCCGTCCAGGAGCGCATCGCCGTCACCATCGTCGGCAACATGGGCCGCGAGTTCGACTGGGAGCTGGCGCGCGACATGGGCATGCGGATGATCCTGCCCGGCGACGAGGGCTGGAAGCCGGAGAAGGTCGAGCCGCCCGCGGAGGAGAAGCAGGATGCGCGTTGACGAATCGACGTTGCGCGTCCTCGACCGATCCTCCTGCGAGGGAGACCTGCTGCGATTGCCGGAGCAGCTATCGCGTTCCCCTATCTCGCGGTCGACAAGGTGCTCCATGCTGCGGGCGGCAAGTGGGACCGCAAGAGGAGTGGGCATGTCTTCCCGGACGACGCGGCCGGCGCCATTCATGCTTATCCGGTTAACACACACAAACGCTGAGACCTACTAGATGTTGTGATCATCAACCAAAGGAGAGTGACGATGGCACAGGGCGAATTTACCAAGGAAGAGGCGACAGAGACCATGAAAGCGGTCGAAGAGTTGTTCAAAGCGCTGCCTAAGTCCAAGCAGGCAGAGTTTTTCGGGCATCTCAACGACATCTCGCTATTTCTCGAAGCGGCCAAGCGCGCGGCGCCCGCTGCAAAGAAATCAGCCTAGACACAAGATGTAGGGCTGTGTGTCTAAACCGGATAAGCATGGCGCCATTGATCCCATTCTGCTTACCGGCATTGTGACGGACGCCAAGCGAGAGTTCGGTGTGTTTTTCACGCCGCCGGACCTCGCGCGCCGCGCAGCTAAACTCGCAGACCTTCGGGCAGGCATGCGAGTGCTGGAGCCGAGTGCCGGGCACGGCGCGCTGGTCCTCGCCGCCCGAGCGGAGGCCGACGTCCAGGTCGATGCTATCGAGCTTTACCCGGGGAGTGCGGTCGTGATGAAGTCGATCGACCTCGGCGGCGGCCGGCTGTGGGGCGAGGTCGACTTCCTGGCGGCCAGTCCGGGCGATATAGGCCGCTTCGATCGCGTGCTCATGAATCCGCCGTTCGCGAAGATGGCCGATGCGCGCCACGTGCTGCACGCCGTCAATTTCCTCGACGAGGGCGGTCATCTCGTGGCGATTATGTCGGCTGCGGTGACATTCCGCGAGACGACGGACTATCAGATCGTTCGATCGCTGGCCTCTCACAACGGCGGGGCCATCGAGGCGCTGCCACCGGGCTCCTTCAAGAAATCCGGCACAGACGTCAATGCGGCCCTTGTGACCATAAACAGGCAATGACGACCTTCGACCCTTACGAGGAACTCGGCTTGCCGCGCGACGCCTCCACCGAGGAGATCAAGCGCGCCGGCAAGCGTCGCCGCAAGAAGACGCACCCCGACGCCGGCGGCTCGGTCGACGCGTTCAACCGCACGAGCCGCGCGCTCGTCGTCCTCTCAGACCCCAACCTGCGCGCCCGCTACGACGCGACCGGCGCCATGGGCGACGAGCCCACCGAGAACGCGGACCGCGCGGCCGCTCTCGGCATCATCCAGGCGTTCGTCGAGACGGCGCTCAACAAATACATCACGAACCTGGACCCGGCCGACGACCCGCGCCGCCGCGACCTCCTGTCCGAGTTCCGCCTGCAGATGGTCAACGAGATCGCCCAGGCCGAGCAGACCGTCGAGGCCGGCAAGATCATCCGCGAGACGCTCGTCGACATTGCCGCGCGCTTCAAGAGCACGGATCCCGCGCGCCCGATCGAGCGCATGCTCGAGAACCGCCTGCGCCAGCACGACGCGAAGACCATCGAGGTCGGCGACGCCGCGCGCGTGCGCCGCCTCGCGATCGAGATCGTGGACAAGTATGCCTTCCGCTTCGACGCGCCCGCTGAATTGAAAGGTCGGGACCACGGGCGCGTGGGGCGCGTCCGCATGCGCTGAGCTTGGCGCCCGCCGAGTTTCCGCAGTAAAATACTCTCCATGACGCCGCTCCCCACGACGACCAAGCCGAAGCACCCCGGCGGCCGACCCCGCGGCTCCCGCAACAAGCTCACGATCGAGCGCGAGGAGAAGGCGCGCATCGCCGAGCAGATGCTCACCGGCGGCAAGCCCGAGAAGCTCGGCAAGCAGGTCCTCCACGACTTCATGGAGCTGTTCGCCGGGATGGCGGCGGCCTACCAGCCGCTCCCGCCCGGGGTGGTGTCGGCGCCCGGCCGCACGCCCGACGACGCGAAGTTCGAGAAGTACGCGCGCCTCGCGGTCGACACGGCGGCCAAGCTCGCCGAGTACCAGAGCCCGAAGCTCAAGGCGATCGCGGTCGTCCCGCCGCCGCTGCCGCCGGACCCGCGCATGATCGACGGCGAGAAGGTCGTGGCGCTGCACGACGCCGAGGAACTCTCGCGCATCTATCAGCGGCGCGTGCAGGCGGTGCGATGAGGATCATCCGCGTCTTCCCGCGCAAGACGAAGGCGACGCCCGACGACGCGCTGGCGCGGTTCGGACCTCCCGACCTTCTCGAGTGGCGCGCCTTCCAGCGTAGATGGGCGCGCCCGGCGATCATCCACGCGAGGGCATGACATGGAAGACAACCCCGCAGTCCGAGCGGACGATACCTGCCCGCTTTGCTCGGGATCAAAGGGACGCGGACAAGTCTGTTGCTGGACCTGTTATCGTCGCGTCAACCTTGGCGCCGGCAATTCCGACGCAGAGCGCAAGATCGCTGAACGAAACGCTCTCCTGACAGCCCTGAGGAGTCCATGATGAGGCGCAATCGCGATGCGCGCTCGCAGCTTGCGTACCTGCACCGCAGTACAGCATTAGCGTCGAGGAGAGGCGGGAACGTTCCGGTGCCTTCCCGCTCACCGCGCGCGAGATGTCCGACGTGCTCTATCTGCACGGCCGCGGCGCGAGGGACTGACGTGAGCGAGTGGGGTCGAAGAGCGTCGGCGGTCGAGCACCCGCGCTACATGCTGCCGGTCAAAACGCGGCGCCGTTGCTGGTGCGGTTGCAAGATGCGCGCGACCCACACGGGCTGCGCCAACGGAATCGCGCTCACGGCGCCCCTGTGCGAGCTGGCGGCCCGCAGGTGGGTGCGCTTCGGTCGAGTGCGTGCGGGGCACCCGCTCGCCGGGCTATTGCGATGAGTGCCCGAGCGCTCGCGGCGCCGACGGTCAGCTTCGCGCCTCGCCACCGCGTCGACTTCAAGAACCCGGACTACGCCGCGATCTTCTCGCAGCGGCTCGCCGCGCTGGACGACATCCGCGCGCACCCCGAGGACCTCCCCTCCATCCGCGCGTACTACAAGGCCGGGCCGGCCGGCATCTGCGACTTCATCAGCGACTGGGGCGTCACCTACGACCCGCGCAATCCCGAGATCGGCCTGCCGGCGATCGTCCCGTTCGTGCTGTTCGAGAAGCAGCGGGAGTGGATTCACTGGGTGTGGGAGCGCTGGCGCTCGCGCGAGCCAGGCGCGACGGAGAAGGCGCGCGAGTGCGGCGTCACGTGGGAGGCGGTCGCGTTCGCCTGCACGGCCTGCCTATTCTTCGAGGGCATGGCGGTGGGCTTCGGCTCCCGCAAGGAGGAGTACGTCGACAAGATCGGCACGTTCAAGCCGATCCTGCCGAAGGCGCGGCTCTTCATGACGAACCTGCCCGAGGAGTTCCGCGGCGGCTGGACGCCGTGGCGCGACGCGCCCTTCATGCGGATCAACTTCCCGCAGAGCGGCTCGATCATCACCGGGGAGGCCGGCGACCAGCTCGGGCGCGGCGACCGCACGTCGATCTACTTCGTGGACGAGGCCGAGTACCTGGAGCGGCCGGACCTCGTCGACTTCGCGCTCTCGCAGACGACGAACTGCCGCATCGACATCTCCTCGGTCAACGGCAGCGCGAACCCGACGGCGCAGCGGATCATCAAGAAGCGCGTCAAGACGTTCGTCTTCGACTGGCGCCACGACCCCCGCAAGGACGACGAGTGGTACAAGCGCCAGCAGCGCGACCTCGACCCCGTGGTCGTCGCGCAGGAGATCGACCGCGACCGATCGGCGTCGGTCGCCGGCATCGTCATCCCCGGGACGTGGGTGCGCGCGGCGATCGGGGCGAAGCGCCGGCTCGGCATCGCGCCGTCCGGCCGCAAGCTCGCCGCGCTCGACGTCGCGGACGAGGGCAAGGACGCGAACGCCTTCGTCGGCGGCCAGGGCACGACGGTCAGCGTCGCCGAGGAGTGGAGCGGCAAGGGTTCCGACACGTTCGCCACCGTGGAGCGGGCGTTCGCGCTCGCCGACGAGCACGGCTTCGACGAGTGGCGCTACGACGCCGACGGCCTCGGCGCCCTGGTGCGCGGCGATGCCCGCGTGATCAACGACCGGCGGAGGGCGGAGAAGGTCAAGACGCACCGCGTCATCGGCTGGCGCGCATCCGGCGCCGTCGTAGACCCCGAGGGCATCGTCGAGGGGACGAAGGGGCGCGAGGGCGAGGGCGGGCGGCTCAACAAGGACTACTATCAGAACGCCAAGGCGCAGGGCTGGATGGACCTGCGCCGTCGCTTCCACCGGACGTGGCTGTGGATCGAGAAGGGCCAGGCGTGCGAGCCCGACGACATCATCGACCTCGACCCCGACATGCCGAACCTCGACAAGCTGGAGCGCGAGCTATCGCAGGCGACCTACGCGACGAACGGCGTGGGGAAGGTCGTCATCGACAAGGCGCCCGAGGGCATGCCGTCGCCGAACCTCGCCGACGGCTGCATGATGCGGTTCGCCAGGGTGGAGGCCGGGCCCGCCGCGTTCACGCCCGACGTGGTCCAGGCGCTCGCGGCCGCGGGGCGTCGCCGGCGCTAGACCCGCGGCCATGCGGCCTGCTGCGCGGGCGTCATCCGCTTCCACCGGGCGGCTGCGGCATCGCGCTCCTTGGCGATCGTCTCCAGGTACTCGGCCCTCAGCCGCGCCTGCGTCTCCGGCCCCTCGCACCAGCGCGTCCAATCGACCGTCACGCCTTCACCGCCGTGTCGGCGGTCGCCGGCGCCACCAGCGGCTCGAGCCGCGGCGCCTCGTCCATCCCGTCGCGGAAGCCCCGGCGCATGGCCTGGTAGAGCTTGCCGCGGTCCTCGGGCGTGGTGATGAGGAGGGCCGCGAGAGCGAAGCCCATGGCGCGCGCGGCCTCCTCGACCAGCACTGGCGCCGGAACCAGCGGGTTCGTGGCGTTCATCCCGCACATGATCACGCCGAGGTGCTGGCGCATGTAGCTCTCGGTCGGGGAGAGCGGGCGGCCTTCCGCTGGCGGCTCCGGCGGCTTTGATCCGTTGGTCTCGGACATCTTGTGCTCCTGGCGGCTGGCAGGTTAGATCAACTTGATTACTAATCAAGTTGATTCCCGGAGGGAAGGGGCGATGCAGGTGTTGCCGGAGCAGATCGCCGGGACCGCGCTGCGCATGCGGCCGATCGGGGCGCGCGAGCGCGAGCGCTTCACGATGGAGGGAGGTGGCTACCTCCTGCGGTTCCTGGGCAAGCCGTGCCCGTGGTGCGGCCACCCGATGAGCCGCGGCGTCAACACGCCGCGCGCGCCGACGCGCGACCACCGGATTCCGCAGGCCCGCGGCGGGAGCGACGCCATCGAGAACATCGTCATCTGCTGCGCGACCTGCAACAACGAGAAGGGCCACCTCCTGCCCGACGAGTTTATGGCGGTGCGCACCGGCCAGGCGTGCCGGCTCGACCGCCTCACGAACGAGCGGCGGGCGTGGCTCGCGCTAAACCCCGACGTCAATGCCTGCCTGGAGGGCCACAGGTGCCTCGCTGAGCGCCGCGGCAAGAGCGACGGCATCTCGGTCAGGCGCGCGCTCAACACCGCGCTGGCGGTTCTCCGGGGGCTGCGCTGATGGCCTACAAGCGCAAGGGTGGGTGGGGCGGCCGTCGCGAGGGTGCAGGCCCGCCGCGGAGGAAGGCCCCCGTCGCCACCGTGCCGGCCGAGCCGAAGCCCGCGCCGGCGAAGACGCGCATCAGCATCGAGCAGATGGGCGCGCTGGTCGAGGCCAGCCAGGCGGCGGCGAAGAAGCGCGAGCGCACGCTGGACTGGTGCCCCTACCGGATCGAGGGCAGGTACGCGACGCAGTTCCTCCACCCGAAGGCCGCGATGCCGGCGCGCGAGCACCGGATGGCGAGCGACAGCGCGCTCGTGGCGAACAACGCGTGGGCGCAGCAGCAGTGGCTGACCGGCGGCCTGCTCGGCGCCGTCGAATCCGAGGGGCTCATGTTCCTCGGCTACCCGCTGCTCTCTGAGCTGGCGCAGCGGCCGGAGTTCCGCGTCATCAGCGAGACGATCGCGACCGAGATGACGCGCAAGGGCTGGCGCTGGAAGGGCACCGGCGAGGACGACGAGAAGAAGCGCGACAAGGGCGACGAGGCGGCCGCGGCGCGCATCGCGGAGAAGCGCAAGCCGAACGGCCCGGCCTCGCGGGCGACGAAGCTCGGCGACGACGACAAGAGCGCGAAGATTCGCGAGCTGCGGGACATGGAGAAGCACCTGCAGCTGGTCGACCGCTTCTGCGACGCCGCGCTCTACGACGGGCTGATGGGGCGCAGCCACCTGTTCCTCGACGACGGCAAGGACGACGACGAGGAACTAAAGCAGCCGCTCGTCCCGCCGGGACTGAGCCGCGAGCAGCTGCGCGATGCCCTCAAGGCGAAGGTCGGGCGCGACTGGCTCAAGCGCGTCGCGCACATCGAGCCGATGTGGGTCTATCCGATGACCTACAACGCGAGCAATCCGCTCGCGCTCGACTGGTACAACCCGCAGGTCTGGTACGTGATGGGGAGGCAGATTCATCGCTCCCGCATCCCGACGTTCATCGGGCGCCCGGTGCCCGACCTGCTCAAGCCGGCCTACTCGTTCGGCGGCCTCTCGCTCACTCAGATGGCGAAGCCGTACGTCGACATCTGGGTGCGCACGCGCGAGAGCGTCGCCGACCTGGTGCAGTCCTACGCCACGATGGTGCTGCTCACCGACCTCTCGACGCTGCTGGCGCCCGGCGGCGGTGCGGCCGACCTTATCGCGCGCATCGCCGGGTTCACGATCATGCGCGACAACCAGGGCATGTTCGTCGCCAACAAAGAATCGGAGGACGTCAAGTCGGTCGCGCACCCGATCGCCGGGCTCCACGAGCTGAAGTCCTCGGCGCACGAGGACATCATGAGCGTGGCGCGCATCCCGGCGGTCAAGTTCACCGGCATGCAGCCGCAGGGCCTCAACGCCACGTCCGACGGCGAGCTGCGGGCGTTCGACGAGACGATCGGCTCCTACCAGGGCAAGCTGTACGCGCCGAAGCTCGACTACGTCGGGTGGGTGATGAACCTCTCGCTGTGGGGTGAGATCGACGACGACATCACGCACGAGTTCGTGCCGCTCGAGGCGATGTCCGAGAAGGAGGAGGCCGAGCTTGAGAAGATGCGCGCGGAGACCGCGAGCATCCGCATCGGCGACGGCGTCATCGACCAGGTCGAGGAGCGCCAGGCGATCGCCGATGATCCTAAGAGCCGCTACCCCGACATCGACGTCGACGACGTGCCGGACCTCCAGGAGGAGGAAGATGCGGGCCTCGAGCCCGGCGGCAAGCGCGCGAGCGGCGGCGGCGGCGGCGGGGGCGGCGAAGGCGGCGAAGGTGGGGAGGGCGGTGGCGAGAACGTCACCCCTTTCGGCCGCGACGCCCCGCGTGATGGGGCGGCCGACGAGTTCCGCGAGGCCGAGCACCCCCGAGATGACGGCGGCAAGTTCACCGCGGGCTCCGGCGGAGGCACGCCGACCCACCTGAAGATTCCCGGCAAGATCACCGGCGGCGGCGGCAGCGGCACGTTCCGCGCGCCGCAGCTCGGGCTACCGTACGGCCCGGCCTCGCACCCGTCGGTCGGGTGGGCGAAGCCGGCCGGGCCCCGCAACATCGGCGCGCCGCTCGACGCGTCCAAGCTCACGAAGGTCGGCGCGCAGATGGGCTCGAACCCCGGCGGCGTGTTCGAGGATGCCGACGGCAAGCGGTTCTACGTCAAGAAGGGCAAGTCACCGGCGCACGTCAGAAATGAGATGGTCGCGGCCGCGCTCTACGGCCTGGCCGGCTCGCCCACGCTCAAGTACCGCCCGGTCGAGGGCGGCGGCTCGATCGCGACCGAGATGTCGAAACTATCGAAGGACAACGTCTCGAAGCTCTCGAAGGAGGAGCGGCGCGAGGCGCAGCGCGAGTTCGCCGTGCACGCCTGGCTCGGCAACTGGGACGCGGTCGGCCTCGGCGGCGACAACATCGGCACCGTGGGCGGCGTGCCGACGGCGCTCGACCTCGGCGGCGCGCTGGAGTACCGCGCGCAGGGCGGTCCCAAGGGCAAGGCGTTCGGCGACAGCGTCGGCGAGCTGGACAGCCTGCGCGACCCCGCGGTCAACGGCGACTCGGCCGGCCTGTTCGGCAAGATGACGCCGGGGCAGCTCCGCGAGAGCGCGCGCCTCGTCACCGGGATCCCGGACGACCGAATCCGCGAGACCGTCAAGGCCGCGGGCGGCGACGACAAGCTGGCGGAGAAGCTGGTCAAGCGGAAGGCCGACATCGCCGAGCGCGCCCGCAGGTTCGGCGCCGAGGGCGACCCGAAGAAGCCGACGGGCACGATGGTCGTCCCGGCCGGCGAGGCCATGCCGGTGAAGGAGCTAAACGGCGTTCCGTTCAAGGCGTGGCGCGCGCCGTCGGACTGGGCTGGCGTCGACGGCCAGATCGATCTCGACGAGCCCGAGTTTACCGTGCCGACCGGCAAGAAACCGTCCTCGGGCGTCATCGTGCGCGAGGCCGACGGGCGCATCTGGCTCGTGCAGCCGCGCGGCGGCTTCGGCGGCTACGAGGCGACCTTCCCGAAGGGCGGCGTCGACGCCGGGCTCTCGCTCCAGGCGAACGCCATCAAGGAGGCGTACGAGGAGAGCGGGCTCAAGGTGCGCATCACGGGGCACGCCGGCGACCACGAGGGCGACACGTCGATGACGCGCTACTACTACGCGGAGCGCGAGGCCGGCGACCCGTCGCAGCACGACAATGAGACCGAGGGCGTCGTCCTGGCGCCGGCGAAGCGGCTCGACGACTTCCTCAACCGCGCCCGCGACCGCAAGATCGCGGAGGGCCTCGCCGGCGACGAGGCGAAGTGGGAGGAGAGCAAACACCCGCGCGACCCGGAGGGGAAGTTCTCCTCGACCGGCGTGGGCGGCTCGGTCGCCTCGACCTGACCGACGACGACGACCTCTCGGACCTGCCCGAGATCGACGCGCTGTTCGGGGGTGGACAGCGCGGGAAAAAGGGAAAATAATCCCCGGCATCGGGGCAACCTGAATGAGCGAGCGGCGTCTCGGCAATCCGGCCCCGGCGCCGCCGCTTTTTCGGGGAGGAATTGGCCCTTTTACAACGAGGCGGCAATGCTGCGAAGTAGGGGAAGGCTGTTCTGGCGTTCATTTACGGTCGCTGGCCCAATCTCTGGCGCTGGTGGGCCAATCGTCGCTTCTTCAACTTTCACCGTCGTTGGCTCGAATCCGTGTTTCCAAATCTGCGGAGTCGGTAACGACAGCAATACGAATCTGGGGACCAAATAGGTGAAGAAGCCGCGGCCGCTCCGCCCGGTCTGGCCGAACGCGGGCCTCGCGGCCGCCTACCGGCGCCAGATGCGCAGGCTCATCGCCGAGATGGCGGACGACTATGAGACCGTGCTCGCCGATCAATACGAGGAGAAGCCGCCGCGGATGGCGACCGACGCCACGCCGGCGCGCGAGCTTCAGCGCGAGCTGCGCGTCCTCGGCGACAGGTGGGAGCGGCGATTCAACGCGGCAGCCCCGAAGCTCGCGAAGTGGTTCCAGCAGAAGGCGTGGCAGCGCTCCGACGCCGCGCTGCGCAAGATACTCCGCGACGCCGGGATGACGGTCCGCTACCAGATGACGCCGGCGATGCGCGACGTGGTCGACGCCGTCGTCGCGGAGAACGTCTCGCTCATCAAGTCGATCGGCGTCGAGTACCACGGCCAGGTCGAGGGGCTGGTGATGCGGTCGGTGACCGAGGGCCGCGACCTCGCCGCGCTCTCCCGCCAGCTGCGCAAGCGATTCGGCGTGACGCAGGACCGCGCGAACCTCATCGCGCTCGATCAGAACAACAAGGCGACGACGGCGCTGCGGCGCGTGCGCGAGCTGGACCTCGGCCTCGAGGAGGGTGTATGGCTGCACTCGAAGGCCGGCAAGGAACCGCGCCGGACGCACCTTGCGAACCACGGCAAGCGATTCAACATCCGCGAGGGCTGGTATGATCCGGACCCGAGGGTGCGCCGGCGCATCATGCCCGGCGAGCTTATCCGGTGCCGCTGTACCTGGCGGCCGGTAGTGAAGGGGTTTAGCTGATGGCACACCACGAAGACGCAACGGTCACGACCGAGCCGATTCTTCAGTTCTTCGACTTCGCGCACCTCCGCGACGACCTGAAGACGGTCTCCGCCCCGTTCCACCTGCTCGCCCACAATCTCGTGGACGAACTACCGCGCAACCCGGAGCGGAGGGTCGCGCTGCGCAAGCTGCTCGAGGCGAAGGATGCCGCCGTGCGCGCGGCGATCTACAAATGAAGTTCGCGCCCGTGCGCACCGCTGCCGACCTCGCGACGCTCGATCATTCGGCCGTCATCGAGGGCTACACGACGACGCAGCGCGGCGACCCCGAGCCCGGGGAGAACCGCGGCCGCGCGTTCTGGCACGGGTGGCGCAACCGCATGATCGACTACGGCGAAATTCCGGGGGACGATGCGTCGCATCAGCTCGCCCGCGAGGTCGTCGGGAGAAAACGATGAGGATTCCCGGGGCCACCATCGACCTTAAAACTCCTGGCGAGGTGGCCAATGCGATGGGCGATCTTTGGATAAGTGACGGGGTAAGGGGTATTGCGTGCGGCAGCCTGCCGCGTGGTCGCATGTGGGTGTCAGCCGAGCAGGCTAGACGCGCTGCGAGCTATGGGTGGCAGTCGGAACGGGTGTCTGACCAAAAACTGGTGCAGGTCTTCCGATGACCAACGAGCAGGCGGAGTGGCTGCGCGCGCATCCCGAGTACGAGATCATCGGGACGCAGGGGATGAGCAAGGAGGGTGGCGAGTTGCTAAGGGGCAGCGATCGCCACACCCGCATGGGCGCGCTTGAGCCCGACGGAACGTTCCGCGGTCGCACGCGGCCGACCGGCGACGCCATCCTGGTCGGCGTGAGGAAGGCGCCGGACCCGCATCCCGGCGGCCGCATGGGATTCGCTTGAGGCCGGTCTACGCTTGACGCACCGGACTAACTCTATCAGCACACAGCAAACGGATGGGAGAGGGGGCGGGGCCTTCGGGACCGGCCCCTCTCGCCTTTTCGGCGGCGCGACTCCGTGGTAGTGGCTTGACGCATGACGCTCGTCACCGCGCCAAGCTCCGGGATCCCGGCCGCCCTCTCGACGCGGCGCCAGGGCGAGGACATGACCGAGAGCGCGTGGCGCGCGCTCGAGGCCGGCCTGGCCGAGTTCTTCGCCGAGGAGCGCGAGGAGGACGAGCACGCCGAGGACGAGCCGTCGCTGACGAAGGCGGAGGCCGGCTACGTCGACGAGGCGCCGGGCCCGAAGAAGTGCGCGAACTGCGCAATGTTCCGTCCGGCCGAGGGCGCGGCCCGCTGCACGCTTGTCGCCGGCCCGATCGCAGCGAAGGCCGTATGCCAGAAGTGGGAGCTATCTGGCGGCGCAAGCGACACGATGCGCGGGCTCTTCCTCAACGGGCCGACATGGGACGGAGACATCCCGTCGAAGGTCGGCCGCGGCGAGCTGTGCGACCTCGGCCTGGCGCATCATGAGTTCGGGCACGCCTGGCTTACCCGAGAGGGCGTCGACTACGCGATCGACGTGATGGGGCTCGATCGCGAGAAGCAGGCGTCGGACCAGGCGCTCGCCTACGACTATCTGCCGTGGGACATGGCGACCGACTTCGCCGCGGACCAGCCGGTGGGCGGCCGCGAGGAGGACCAGGACGGCCGGCTGCGCGTCGCGCGCGTGCACATCTCGAAGGCCAACGTCTGCCCCTACAAGGGGAACGAGATTCCGGGGTGGGAGAAGCTCGGCCTCGACCCGGGGCGGCTCTACCGGCTCTACCGCGACCCCGACGAACTCGCGAGGGGCGCGGCGTCGTCAAACGGTGTCCAGCTGCTCCGCAAGCACATCCCGGTAAGCGCAGACGACGCGCAGCAGTACGACGTCGTCGGCTCGGTCGGCACCGAGGGCGCGTTCTCGCACCCGTACCTCGACAACAGCCTGACTATCTGGACGAAGCCGGCCATCGAGGCGATCAACAACAGCGAGAAGAAGCAGCTCTCGATGGGCTATCACTACCGGGCGGACATGACGCCCGGCCGAACGCCGGAGGGGGAGGACTACGACGGCGTGATGCGCGACATCCGGGTCAACCACGTCGCCCTCGTCGAGCAGGGGCGCGCCGGGCCCGACGTCGTCGTTGCCGACTCGCTCGCCGACTTGCAGTGGGCCGTTCTTGCGGAGGCGCTCGGTGGCTGAGTCCAGCGTCCGGGAGATCCGCGAGCGGCTCGGGATGAGCCAGCGCAAGTTCGCGATTACCTTCGGCCTCAACCTCCAGACGCTTCGCCAGTGGGAGCAAGACCGCCGTCGTCCCGACGGGCCGGCGCGCGTGCTCCTGATGCTGATCGAGCGCGAGCCGGAGGCCGTCCAGCGTGTGGTCGGTCACTGACGCACTTTCGGATTCTCACAAAATGCGCGAAATATCGCGGGACGCCGAATCTCGCGAGGGGCGATGAGCGCAGCTAAAGAAATTGTTGCCGCTCTCAAAGCCAAAGGGATGACCCCGCGAGAGGTGGCTAAGGCCCTCGGCCTCGACGAGGCGCTGCTCACGCGGGAGAACATCATGAACCGTCCGACCAGGCTCGCCGCCGTCTCGCTGGCCGTCATCAAGCGCGCGACCGAGCCGCTGCTGGCGATGGACGCCAAGGTCGAGTTCATGCCGGTCGTGGCGGACCTCACCACGAAGAACTTCAAGCCGAAGCTCGTCGTCGACCGCCTGCGCAAGGTCATCCGCGGCAAGACGATCGCGAAGGATGCCGACCTCGGGCACGTCGAGACGGCGCTCAAGATGCTCGAGAAGCCGCACGAGCCCGGCAAGGAACTCCCCGGCACGCTCGACGAGTCCGTCTCGGCCGAGCAGCACAAGGCGATGGAGGCGGCCGCGCACGGCCAGTCGAACCTCGGCATCCCGAAGGACGTCGGCGAGGAGTTCGCCGAGGCCGACAAGGGCAAGAGCTTCGACGCGGTCTTCGACTACCTGCGGGGCAAGGGCTTCGGCGACGACGACATCGAGCACCTCAAGGGCATGATGCCGGAGAGCGCGATGGGCGCCGCCGCCCACGACGTCCACCACTATCACGGCGCGCGCGACGAGAGCGAGGCGGAGGAGGCGCGGCGCGAGCGCGAGAAGGCGGCCGAGGACCGACACCCTGCCGGGAAAGACGCGCAGCACCACCACCACTACGCCAGCGACGAGGAGACCGAGCGCAAGAAGCGCGAGGCCAAGGAGGCCGAAGATCGCGGAGCGAGGGACAAGATGGTCACGAAGGACGAGATGACGCGCGAGGTCAGCGCGGCCGTTGCGCGCGAGCGCCAGAACCAGGCGGAGGTCCGCGTAGCGCTCGACGAGGCGATTCCGCTGGTCGGCAAGCTGCGCAGCGACCTCGCGTTCGACAGCGCCGACGCGGTGCGCCGGCACGTGCTCAAGGCGCGCGGCAAGTCGATCGAGGGCGTCAACAGCGCCGGCCTGAAGCTGGCGGTCGCGATGCTCGAGCCGATCAACGCCCGCCCGAAGGCGCCCGGCGATGCGCACCTCGGCATGGACGAGACGCAGCTGTCGGACTTCAACACGTTGTTTCCCGGCGCCGCGCGCATCGGCACGGCCTGATCGGCGCTCGAACCGAACGCCACACGACGGAGGAGCTTTTAGATGTCCGGCACCGGCGGCTTCCAGACGCAAGTCTACAATCAGCCGAACGCGGCCGTTGCGGGCGACTTCGCCAGCAACAACCCGTTCTTCAGCTACAACGCCGGCCCCGGCGGCCTGGTCGCCGGCCCGAACGGCCTGGTGATCGGCAACTTCGCGTGGGTGTTCCCGCCGCTCGACCCGAACGGGACGGCGCAGATCGCGCAGAACGTCGGCGGCGGCAACTACGGGCCGGTGGCCGGCTTCGTGCACCGCGAGCAGCAGGGCCTAATCACGGCGTTCCTCGCGTTCGCCGGGATGACCATCCAGAAGGGGACGCAGGCCACGCTGCTGACCGGCGGCGACTTCTGGGTCGTCAATGCCGGCACGACCGAGGCGCTGCCGCAGGGCCCCGGCCAGGCGGCGATGAAGGCGTACGCGAAGTTCTCCGACGGCTCGGTCGCGTTCGCTGCCACGGGCGCGCCCCCGCAGGCGGCGTCGGTCACCGCCTCGATCGCGGCCTCGACCTTCTCGGTCACCGGCTCGATCACCAACAACATCCTGACGGTCACCGCCGTCGGCTCCGGCACGGTCGTCCAGGGCGCGACCATCTCGGGCACCGGCATCGCAACCGGGACGCAGATCGTCTCGCAGCTCACGCCGCTTCTCGCCGGCGAGGCGCTCGGCGGCATCGGCCGCTACTACGTCTCGATCGACGAGCAGACGGCCGCGTCGACCACGGTCTCCGGCACCTACGGGACGATGACCGTGACCGCGGTCGGCTCGGGCGCCGTCATCGGCGGCGGCGTGCTCGCGGGCGCGGGCGTGGCGGCCGGGACGGCCGTGACGCAGTTCGGCACCGGCACTGGTGGCACCGGGACCTACTTCGTCAACAACAACACCGTGGTCGGCTCGACCACCATCACGCAGACCGCGTACATCGAGACGAAGTGGTACGCGATGTCCTCGGGTCTGACGGGCGAGCTGGTCAAGATCACCGACCACCCGCTCGGCTGATAGTGGCCGAGGCTGACCTAAAACTTCACGAGGGAGCGCAGAGATGAACCGCCAAGAGGCTCTCGCCAGGTTCGCCGATCACCGGGCGATGATCGCGGCCAAGGGGATCGTGCTCCCGCGGAGCATCAAGACCTACGTCGCGGACGAGTGGAAGAACGGCAACGGCGACCTGCTGGCGATGGACGCGCTCGGGCTCGACGCGCTCGGCATGGACGTCACCGCCGGTCCGCTGGTGACCGACCCGAACTCGGCCATCCCGGCGATCCTCTCGACCATGATCGACCCCGAGATTATCCGGGTCATCCTGTCGCCGCTCGCGTTCGGCGAGATGCTCGGCGAGAACAAGCGCGGGACGTGGGTCACCGACGTCGACATGTTCCCGGTGATCGAGATCACCGGCGAGGTCTCCAGCTACGGGGACTTCAACGAGAACGGCCGCGCCGGCGTGAACCTCAACTGGCCGCAGTTCCAGAGCTACCACTTCCAGACGATGGTCCGCTACGGCGAGCGCGAGATCGACCGCGCCGGCCTCGCGAAGATCAATTACGTCTCGGAGCTTCAGGGCGCGGCGTCCGACCTGCTCAACCGCGCGCAGAACCTCAGCTACGCCTTCGGCATCAGCGGGCTGCAGAACTACGGCATCATCAACAACCCGTTCCTGTCGGCGTTCCTGACCCCGGCGACGAAGGCGGCGGGCGGCACTGGCTGGTTCAGCGGCAACACGCCGAACGCGACCGCGAACGAGGTCTACAACGACATCATCGCGCTCGTGAACAAGCTGATCGCGCAGACGAACGGCGCGCTCGACCTCAAGTCTCCGATGCTCCTCGCGATGAGCCCGCAGAGCGAGATCGCGCTCACCTTCACGAACTCCTTCGGCGTGAGCGTCGCGGACCTGCTCAAGAAGGGCTACCCGAACATCGAGATCAAGACCGCGCCGCAGTACGGCACGCAGACCACCAACAACCCGCAGGGCTACTCGTCCGCCGGCAACGTGCTGCAGCTTATCGCCAAGAAGATTCAGGGGCAGCCGGTCGCCTACTGCTCGTTCACCGAGAAGCTGCGCGCCCACAAGCTGGTGCCGGAGTCATCGGCGTGGAAGCAGAAGCACACGTCGGGCACCTGGGGCACGATCCTTCGCAGCCCGGTCGCCGTCTCCGGCATGATCGGCGTCTGATTTCACACCGAGAGCGCCCGCCGGCAGTAGTTCGAGCGTCCGGCGGGCCACGCTCGGCAACCCCGAGGAGTACCCATGTCGAAGTCCCCGGCGAAGGTCGCGGCCGCGCCCGTCGTCCGCACCGACCCGCTGAAGTCCGCGAAGACCGTCACCGTCGCGTCGAAGCTGCCGTTCTCGATCTGGCTGCACGTCGACAAGCCGGTCACGAAGAGGGTCCCCGGCCGCTACGGCTCGGAAGCCGAGACCGTCTACGAGCCGGACCCGAGCATGGGGCAGGTCTACATCCGCGGCACGCAGGAGCCCGCCGGCCAGGCGCCGAAGAAGTACCGCCGGCCGGAGATGGTCGACGGCGGCTTCGCGCTCACGCATAACGTCCGGGCCGACTTCTGGGAGGCGTGGCGCGAGCAGCACGCGACGGACGACATGGTCGTGAACGGCCTCATCTACGCGCACGCGTCGATCGACCACGCCGAGGGCCACTCCGCCGAGCACGCCAAGCTGGAGAGCGGCTTCCAGCCGCTCAACCCCGATGCGCTCGACCAGGATCCGCGCATGCCGCGCCCGATCAACATCACCGAGATCGAGAACGTCGAGTATGACGAGGAGCAGCGCCGCCGGCGTCCCATCGCGGCCTGATCGTGATGAACAGTGGCGACGCAGGGCAACGTAACGATCGACTACAACACCTGGGTCGCCACCTATCCGGCGCTCGCGGGCATCGGCCCGACGACCTTCGCTAACACCTACCTCCCGCTCGCCAGCCTGTGGTTCGACACGATCGGCTGGCCGAGCGGCCTGACGCAGGCGCCGACGCTCCTCGGGCTGCTCACCGCGCACGTCGCCTACCTCTTCTCGATGCGCGACGCGCAGGGGCGCCCGAGCGACTCCGGGATCATCCCGCCGCCGCCGATCGTCGGCCGCATCTCCTCGGCCTCGCAGGGCTCCGTCTCGGTGCAGGCGGAGTTCGACGCGAACCAGAACCCGTCGGCGTCGTGGTACTTGCAGACACCCTACGGCGCGGCGTATTGGTCGGCCACGGCGCAGTTCCGCACCGGCTTCTACGTGCCCGGCCCGCAGCGGGCCCGGCGTGCAGCGGCGGCCAGCTACGTCTTCCCGGGACTCCGCGGCCGGTGGTAGCAAACAAACAAAGGAGCGAGACATGGCAGGTGAAGCAGGCGCAGCCCACGATCACGAGGGCACCCTCCGCAGGCTGTACGGCGTCCTCCCGATGCTCGAGAAGCTCGGGCAGCACCCCGACCTGATCGAGCAACTCATCGAGGCCGCAGATACCATCCGCGGCGGCCGCGAGCGCCAGCGCGAGCTTTCCGACCGCGTCGCTGCGATCGAGCACCAGCCGGCGAACGGCCCGACCGAGGAACGCATGGCGGCGGTCGAAGCCTCCGTCGCCGAGTTTGCGGATAAGGCCGACTGGCTCAAGACCCACGAGGAGCGCATTCGCAAGCTGGAGGACGCGACCGGCGCGGCGGACCCCGGCGACCGGCCCCCGCTCCACGAGCGCATCACGCACATCGAGCGCCACCTCGAGGACGCGGCGCACTTCTCCGGCGGCGGCAACACTGGGTTCGTTCCGCAGGCGGCAGGCGGGAGCACCGAGGCCGACGCCGGCAGAACCGAGCAGCAACCGCCGTCCGGCGGGACCGGCGGCACCGAGGGCGGGTGATGGCCGAGGAAAAGAAGCACCCGCTCGTCGAGGCCGGCATGCCGCAGCACGTCCTCGACAGGTTCGAGGACATGGGCCACGCCCGCGCCGAACAGATGATGGCGATGGGCCAGCTGCCCGAGGGCTGGCGCGGCCACTTCCACGACTGGGTCGCCCACAACAAGGAGCGGCGGACCTGAGATGGCGACGCTCTCCGGGGGGAAGAAGTTCGAGGCCGAGATGCGCCGCCTGGCGCAGGGCCTCCAGGCCGGCGCGGTGCTCCGCGTCGGCTTCCTGGAGCGCGCCCGCTACCCCGACGGAAAGCCGGTCGCGATGATCGCGGCCATCCAGGACTTCGGCGCACCCCGCGCCGGGATCCCGCCTCGCCCGTTCTTCCGCAACATGATCGCGGCGAAGAAGGGCGAGTGGCCGGCGGCGATCGCCGGCATCATCGCGAACGTGACCCGCTCCGGCGGGGCCATCGACGACATCGCCAGGCGCGCGCTTGACATCGCCGGCGCCGCGATCGCAGGACAGCTTCGCCAAAGCGTGATAGATACCAACGAGCCGCCGCTGGCGCCCAGCACGATTCGGCGGAAGGGTCACGCGAAGCCGCTCGTCGAGACCGGCCACATGCTCAACTCGATCGACCACGAGGTCCGGGCGATCTAACAAAGGGGGAGACCCATGCTTGCTCGCCTTCTCGACACCGTCACCGGCGCCGACATTCCGGTCGCGGTCCCCGGCAAGGTCGGCGGCGTCCTTCCGAGCATCGTCGCCTTCAGCAACCTGGCGGCCTCGGCGGACCCCGGCGTCGGCAACGACAGCACGCAGGGCTACTCGGTCGGCTCCCTCTGGTTCAACAACGCCGCCGGCGCCAAGCGGGTGTGGAGCTGCTACGACGCCACGGCCGGCGCGGCGAAGTGGGCATTCGTCGGCGCGGACTACTCGAGCGGCGGGACCGTTCCCGCGACGGAGGCGACGCAGTTCGGCACCGGCGCCGGCCTGATGGCTGCCGAGGGCAACATCAACCGGCAGATTTCCTCGGCCGGCGTGCAGCCCGGCGCGACCGGCGCCGACAACGTCCTCGCCTTCTTCTCGCTTCCGGCGAACTCCTTCGACGGCGTCGCCAACACGAACCGCGGCCTGTGCATCAGCGCGCAGGGCTCCTTCGGCGCGACCGGCAACAACAAGCGCGTCAAGATCATCTTCAATCCCGCCACGGCGGTGGTGGGCTCGACCGTCGGCGCCGGCGGCACCACGATCGCAGACACCGGGACCGTAGCGACGAACGGCGGCGGCTGGTCGCTCGCGGCGAACGTCTTCAAGTACGGTGCGGCGAACTCGAACACGCAGATCGGCCTGCACCAGCAGGCGCAGGTCGGCGCGGCCGTCGCGGCGCTGCTGGCGCCCTCGCTCATCACCGCGGTCGAGAACGCGGCCATCCTGATCGCCGTCACCGGCAACGCGACGACCGCCGCGTCGGACATCGTCTTCAGCTTCCTCGAAGTGAACGCGATGAACTAAGCGGCGCCCCCGGGGGGAAGCCCGGAGCGCTTCGGAGCACCGATGGACCTCGCCGGCCTCGCGGGCCCCCTCGTCGGTTCGGTGCTCCCGCAGATGCTGGTCACCGTGCGCATCAGCACGGGGCCAGGCCAGGCGGCGCCGGACGGCACCAGGACGCCGGGCTACGCCTCGCCGGGCTCGATCACCGCCTCGATCGCCGGTAACGTCCTCACCGTCTCCGCCGTCGCGCCGGGGACGGTCCTGCAGCCCGGCCAGTCGATCGCCGGGGCTGGCGTCGCCGGCCAGACCGTCATCACACAGCAGCTCGGCGGCACGCCTGGCGGGGCCGGAACCTACGGGGTCAGCATCAACCAGAACGTCGGGTCCGAGGCGATGACGACCTTCTACGTGCTGTTCGGCAGCGTGCAGCCGGTGGGCTGGCGCGACACGCAGCAGATGGAGGGGCTCAACCTCGGCGGCGTGCGCTACAAGGTCTATCTGCACGGCGAGGTCGACGCGCTGGTGCGATCGGAGAAGAAGGGCGGCGACCTGGTGATCATCCCGAGCGGGCCGCACGCCGGCACGTGGCTGGTCGCGATGATCCTCGAGCAGTTCCCGGACTGGTGCTGCGCGGCGATCACGCTGCAAAATGGAGGATGAAAGATGGCGGCAGAAGTCTTCCGTTTCCCCGACCCCGACCAACGCGACCCCGATGCCTGCGCGGTGCAGCGCGACCCGGCGAGGGCGGCGGTCATCATCATCCTGCCGGTGGTGCGCGCTGAAAGTGCGGGATGGCGGGCGCAACTTGAAAGAAGAGGAAAGAAGAGGACAATCAAGATGACCGCGAAGATCGCTCGGCTCCTGCTCGCGCTCGCCTTCTTCCTGGCGCTCGCCGCGCTCCACACCGTCGCGCGCGCGCAGGTGACGGTACCCGGGCTGCCGATGACGCCGCTCGGCTACTGCCAGCTCACCTCGATCGATTCCTCGACGCTCATCTCGTCGTGCAGCGGCGGGATCCCGGCGGGCGCGACGATGGCCTACGTCCAGCCCGAGGCGCAGGCGGTGCGCTGGCGCGACGACGGGACGGCGCCCTCGGCCACGGTCGGCATGCCGCTCGCGGTGGGATCCGCGCTGCTCTACGTCGGCACGCTCCCGGCGCTCCGGGTTATCTCGCAAACCGCGGGCGCGAAGCTCAACGTGACGTTCTACAAATAGTCGGCGATGAACGTCTCCCCGACGCAGTCCAACATCCAGGCCGCGCTCGCCGCGTTCCTCGCGGCCGTGCTGCCGCCGCTCGGGGGCGACGGCAAGCCGGTCTCGGTGGTGGCGGCGGTCGAGAACCGCGTGCCGGAACCGGACGGCGTCAGCTTCGTGGTCATGTCGCCGCTGCGCTTCGCGCGCCTCGCGACGAACCAGGACACCTCGGCGGACAGCAAGTTCACCGCCTCGATCGCCGCGAACGTCATGACGGTGACCGCGGTCGACCCGGGCGTCGGCGGGACCGTGAACGTCGGCGCGACTATCTTCGGCGTCGGCGTGGCCGCGAGCACCGTGGTGCAGGCGCAGCTCACCGGCGCGCCCGGCGGCGTCGGGATGTATCAGGTCTCCGTCTCTCAGACCCTCGGCTCGCGCACGCTCTCGGCGGGCCAGGAGTCGCTCCTCCAGGAGGCCGAGGTCGTCGTTCAGCTCGACTTCCACTCCGCGCCGCCGGCGGACGGCACGCCGGACCCCGCGGCCGCGTCGGACATGGCGCAGACCGTGGCGACCACGCTGCGCGACGAGTTCGGCGTCAACTTCTTCGCCGGCCTGGCGCCGCCGCTCAACGCGGTCGCGCCTCTCTACGCCGACGACCCGCGCTACATGCCCTTCATCAACGAGAGCCAGCAGTACGAGTGGCGGTGGGTGCTCGACGTCCACCTCCAGGCGAACCAGGTCGTCGCGGTGCCGCAGCAGTTCACGGACTCGCTCTCGGTCGTCCTCGTCAGCGTCGACGCCGCCTACCCGCCGCATTGAATTGTGCGGGCGGCGAGGTCGTGTTAACAGCAGAGAGCCGCGCCGACTCGGCCTTTGAGGGGACCACGCGATGTCAACGATCCCGGTAAGCTCGCTCGCTACCGTCAATCCGAGCGTCATCGCGGCCGGCGGCGCCGCCCTCTCGGCGAGCGGCCTCATCCTGACGCCGAGCACCCGGGTGCCGATCAACGGCTCGAACCTCCCGACGGTGGCCTCGTTCCCGAACGGCGTCGCGGTCTCCAACTTCTTCGGCCCGTCGTCGAACGAGAATACGATCGCGCAGGGCGGACTCGGCAAGGGCACCGGCTACTTCGGCGGCTTCGACGGTTCAAACAAAAAGCCGGGCGCCATCCTCTTCGCACAGTTCAACCAGAACGCCGTCGCGGCCTACATGCGCGGCGGCCCGGGCCTGACGCTCACTCAGGTCCAGGCGATCAACGCCACCCTCAACGTCGTGGTCGACGGCTACGCGCGCACCGGCGCGTGCAACCTCACCGGCGCGACCAGCCTCTCGAACGCCGCGGGCCTGATCCAGACCGCGCTAAACGCGGCGCTGCCGGCGCAGGGCACCAGCACGGCCTCGACGATCGCCGCGCAGACGACGACCTACACCGCCTCGATCAACGGCAACCTGATGACCGTGACGACGGCGCCTGCGGGCGGCCCGGCGGCGGTCCTCCTCGGGAGCCTCGTGACCGGCACCGGCGTCGCGGCGAGCACCGTGGTGACCGGCCAGATTTCCGGCACGACCGGCGGCATCGGCGTCTACGCCGTCAGCGTCTCTCAGACCGTCGCCTCGACCGCGATCACCCAGACCTGCGGCCTGCTGACGATCGGCGGCGCCGTGGGCGGCTCGGCCTACGCGGTGGGCCAGACCATCACCGGCGGCACGACGAGCGCCGGGACGATCATCATCGCGCTCGGCACCGGCACTGGCGGCGCGGGCACCTACTACGTCAACCTGACGCAGACCGTCGCGAGCGCGGCGCTCAACTCGTCGGGGACCGCGGTCGCGGTGACCTACGACTCCGTCTCGACGGCGTTCATCATCACCTCCGGCATCGTCGGCCCGGCCTCGACCATCGCCTTCGCGACCGGGGCGGCCGCGCCGCTCCTCCTCCTGACCTCGGCGACCGGCGCGGTGCTCTCGCAGGGCGCGGCCTCGGCGAACATCGCGACCTTCATGAACAACCTGGTCACCCAGAACTCCAACTGGGTGTCGTTCATGACGGGCTTCGACCCCGACGGCGGCGCGGCGGGCGGCAGCGCGCAGAAGCAGGCGTTCGCGGCGTGGAAGCAGACGCAGAACAACCGCTTCCTCTACGTCCCCTTCGACAGCGACCCGACGCCGACCACCACGCTGCCGGCCTCCTCGAGCCTCGGGCAGGTCCTCGCCGGCAACGGCGACAGCGGCACGTGCATCATGTGGGAGGCCACCGACCTCAACCACGCGGCCTTCGTCTGCGGCGCCGTCGCGTCGATCGACTTCACGCAGATCGGCGGCCGCGCGACGCTGGCGTTCAAGTCTCAGGGCGGGCTCGTCGCCTCGGTGTCGGACCCGACGATCGCGGCGAACCTCGCCGGCAACCCGCAGCAGGCGAACAGCTTCGGCAACGGCTACAATTTCTACGGCGCCTACGGCTCGGCGACGACGAGCTTCGTGTGGATGCAGCGCGGCACGGTGACCGGCCCGTTCATCTGGTTGGACAGCTACGTCAACCAGGTGGTGATGAACTACAGCTTCCAGAACGCGCTGCTCACCCTGGCCGCGCTCGCGAAGTCGATTCCGTACTCGACGATCGGCAACAGCCAGATCGAGGCCGCGCTGGCGCCGACGATTCAGCAGTTCAAGAACTTCGGCGCGTTCGGGCCCGGCGTGCTCTCGGCATCGGAGATCGCGGCGGTCAACAACGCCGCCGGGGCGAACGTCGCGCCGTCGATCGCCTCGCAGGGCTACTATCTACAAATACTGCCGGCCGCGCCGTCGGTGCGAGCGCAGCGCACCTCGCCGCCGATGACGTTCTGGTATCTGGACCAGGGGTCGGTGCAGTCCTTCAACCTCGGCTCGGTCTCGCTGCAATAAGGGGAACGCCATGGACATCAGCGCAGCGAACGCCACGCTCTCGCTTCAGATCGCGTCGGTCTTTCCGATCCCGCAGAACATCCAGGGCTTCGCGGCCGACGACGTATTCGACCTCGACCAGATCGAGAGCGTCGAGACCATGATGGGCGTCGACGGCATCCTCTCCGGCGGCTTTGTTTGGAAGCCGCAGCCGCAGCGGGTCATCCTGCAGGCGGACTCGGCCTCGAACGCGGTCTTCGACACATGGAACGCGCAGCAGGTCGCCACCGGCCAGGCGTACCTCGCCAACGGCGTCATCCGGCTCCCGTCGATCGGGCTGAAGATCGTCCTCTCGAACGGCTACCTCACCGGCTACAAGCTCCCGAGCGCGAAGAAGCTGGTGCAGCCGCGGCCGTATCACATCACCTGGAATCTCGCCCTGCCGGCGCCGGCGTAGACAATCGTCCCCGCGCCTGTCATGGTCGCGGGGATGAGCGAGGCCCCCGCAGAAAAACCCTGCCGCTGGTGCGGCGGCGAACACCGGCTCTGCCCGTACGTGAAGGCGGTCGAGTTCGACGACGTCACCGGCCTCATCATCACCCGCGTCGAGTTCCTGGTGCCGGCCGACTTCGGCGTCGCGCGCGAGGAGAAGCCGCAGCCGACCGACCCCGCGGCCGGCCCGGCGAGCTACCCGCGCCTCAAGCCGAGCGGGGAGTGAGATGCGCAAGACCGAAGTCGTCGTGGTCCCGAGCGACCCGAAGTACGGCCGCGACCGCGAGCCGACGAGCAAACACTTCCTCCTGACCGAGTGGCCGGCCGCGCGTGCCGAGGAGTGGGCCATCCGCGCGATCCTCGCCTACAACCGCGGCGGCGTCGACATCAACCTCGACCGCGCGCTCGGCATGGGGATGAGGGCGATCGCCATCTTCGGGATTCAGACGTTCCTGCGCGGTCAGATGCGGGCCGAGGAGATCGTTCCGATCCTTAACGAGCTGCTCGAGTGCGTGAAAATAATCCGCGACCCGAGCGCGCGCGACAAGGAGACCGGGGAGCCGGTGGCGACGCCGATCGTGAGCGACGACGACATCGAGGAGGTCGCCACTCGCTTGTGGCTGAGATCGGAGGTAATAAGACTTCACACGGGTTTTTCTCCCGGCGACGCCCTCTCTCACTTGGTCAGTCTCATCATGACGCCGGAGGGGGTTTCGCCGAGTACCGAAACATCCCCCCCGGCATAGCAATCGTCGTCTCGGAGCGGCTGGCGACGCTGCGCGAGCTTCAGACGGTCTACGGGCTCGAGGACCTCTACGACCTGCTTGAGGTCCACGAGGTCAACCAGCACAATGCGCGAATCACGGCGAAGCGGCTCCGGCGCGAGCGCGGGAGCGTCGACTTCGACTACTGAGGACGGCCATGGGCGATGAGAGATGCTCGGGGGAGTGAGGCGGGCGAACTGGCTCGGCGGTGCCGAGTACCACAACCTCACGCTGGCCTGCGCCGCGCTGCAGGATGCGTTCGAGCACGGCAGCGTCTTCCTCTGCGGCTCGTGCCTGAAGAAGCGGGACTGGCGCGACGTCGACATCCGCGTGATCCTCGCGGACAAGGACTTCGACCGCCTTTTCCCCACGCTGAAGGGCGGCGAGGGCAACCCCGCGCTCGACGGCTTCTGGTCGCTGATATGCGCGGCGACATCGGAGTGGCTCAAGAACCGCACCGGCCTGCCGGTCGATTTTCAGATTCAGCGCATGACGCAGGCGAACCGGATGTACCCGCGCGCGGAGGATAACCCGCGCAGCGCGATCGGCCTCTTCCTCTCGCGCGACGTCGTCGTGCCGAAGTACCCCGGGGGCGGCTGATGGGCCAGGTCGGAACGAAGCTGCGCAGTATTGTCGGCGGGCTCGCCCACTGGTGCCCGGGCTGCCGAGGCATGCACCAGATCGCGATCGACGCGCCGAACTCGTCGGGCGCCAAATGGACGTGGGACGGCAACATCGAGGCGCCGACCTTCGCGCCGAGCGTCCACGTCAAGGTGAACACGCCGGACATGCCGGAGTATCAGCCGCAGGCATGCTCGTCGGTCTGCCACTACTTCCTCCGCGCCGGCGAGATTGAGTTCCTGCCCGACTGCACGCACGCCCTGAAGGGGCAGCGCGTGCCGCTGCCCGCGCTCCCGCTTGAACTCACAGACCGCTACCTCGGGACATAGCCGTGCCGACCGTCATCGACTCGCTCGTCCTCGAGCTTGGCCTCGACCCGTCGAAGTTCACGCGGGGCGCGCAGGAGTCGATGCGCCAGCTGCGCACCTTCGAGGAGCAGGCCGTGCGCAGCGCGCGCGGCACCGAGACGGCGGTCAACAAGGTCGTCGGGACGCTCGACACGCTGCGGCGCGGATTCCTCGGCGGGCTCGCCGCCATCGTCGGCGGCTTCGGCTTCAAGCACTTCATCGACAACGTCGCGAACCTCGACGCCGCTACCGGCCGGCTCGCGCACACGATGGACATGAGCGTGCGCGACGTGTCGGCGTGGCAGGGCGGCATGAAGCAGGCCGGCGGCACCGCCGAGGGCGCCAGCGCCGCGCTCGCCGGCCTCTCCGGCGAGATGAACCGCTTTCAGCTCACCGGCCAGTCTCAGATGCTCGGCGTGCTCTCGCGGCTCGGCATCAGCCTCTACGACCAGAACCGGAACCTGAAGACCTCCGGCCAGCTGTGGCTCGAGCTTTCGGATGCGATCTCCGGCATGGACCCTGCCGCGGCGAAGGCGTTCCTGCAGATGATCCCGGGCGCGAACCAGGAGATGATTAACTTCGCGCTGATGGGCCGGCTGGCGATGGAGCAGTACATCAAGAACGCGCGCGAGGCCGGCACGGCGACCGACGAGAGCACGCAGGCGGCGAAGCGCTACCAGGCGGCGGTCGGCCAGGTCGACAACGCATGGACGAACCTCTGGCGCAACGTGGTGACGACCTCGGCCGGTTTCCTCAGCGGCACGATGAACGCGGCGACGAGCATCCTGGCGCAGATTACCAACGCGCCGGGTGCGAGGGAGGCGGCGGCTCGGTCGCGCCTCGAGGACGCGTCGGGAATGGTCGGCCTGGAGAACTGGTTGCGGGGCAAGCTCGGCATGGCGCCGATGGGGGTGTCGTCCGAGCAGCGGACGGCCGGCCTCGAACTCCTCGGCGCCCGGATGCAGGCTGCCCGCGCGCCGGCCGCGGCCGCGTCGGCGAGCGCGCACTGGGAGAACTTTCTCTCTGGCCTGTCCTTCCTGGAGACCTCGCACACCGGCGCGCCGAGCACGCAGTCGAGCGCGCGCGGGTTCTTCCAGTTCACGAGCGCGACCCGGCGCGACGCCATCGGCGCCGGGATCCCGGACCCCGCGGTCGGGGACTACGGCGCGCAGCGGCGCGCGACCGAGCAGTTCATCCGGCGCTTCCACCCCGACGCCGCGGCCGCGCTGGACCGCGGCGACTTCTCTGCGGCGGTCGGGATGCTCAACCAGCGCTGGCCGAGTCTGCCCGGCGGCAGCCAGGCCACGCAGAGCGCCGGCCGGTATGCTACGTTCCGCGAGGAGCTTCGCGGCGGAGGGCCGCGGCCGCCGGGGGCCGGGACGACGGTGTCGATCGGGACCATCAACATCCAGACGCAGGCGACCGACGCGCCGGGCATCGCGCGCGACATCGGCGGCGCGATCGACCGCGGCGTGACCGCCGGCGCCGCGAACCACAACTGAGGCCGCCATGGCGAACCCCGCGCTTCTCATCGCCGACGCCGTGGCCTTGGCTTCGCTGGCGCTCTCGCAGCCGGCGTGGGGCGTCTACCTCAACGGCCGGCCGGTGATCCAGCCGGCGACGCAGGTCGGCCTGCAGCTCTCCGCCCTGCTCGGGCCGATTCAGTCGGTGGCCGCCCTGCTCGGCGTCCCGAACCTCCTGCCGTGCTTCGCCTCGACGATCGACTTCGAGTACGCGCAGGACTTCCCGATCTCGAACTACCCGCAGGAGCAGGGAGCGTTCCAGAGCTACAACAAGGTGACGATGCCCTTCGACGTGAAGATCACGCTCGGGTGCACCGGCTCGCCGCAGAACCGCCAGGCGTTCCTCAGTTCGTGCTCCGCGATCGCGACCTCGATGGCGCTCTTCGACGTCGTCACGCCGGAGACGATCTACAGCGGCTGCAACGTCGAGCACATCAGCATCCCGCGGCGGGAGGCGCGGCGCGGCGTGCAGTTGATACTCGTCGACCTCTGGTTCAAGGAGATTCCGGTCGCCGGCTCGCCCACCTTCACGAGCACGAAGCAGCCGGGCGACGCGCCGCCGCAGTCGACCGGGCTCGTGCAGCCGACCTCGACCATCCCGTCGACGTCATCGAACGGCTCGTCCTACGTGAGCACGTTCTTTCCGAGCGGCTCGGTGCAGTGATGCAGATCATTCCGCTCCAGCCGATCCCGAACCAGTCCTTCCAGGCGCAGCTCGGGACGCAGACCTGCACCATCAACCTCTTTCAGTATCAGTTCGGGTTGTTCCTCACGCTTTTCGTCGGGACGACGCTGATCGTCGCGTCGGTGCCGTGCGAGAACCTCAACCGCATCGTGCGGTCGCCGTATCTCGGCTTCTCCGGCGACCTCGTCTTCTGGGACCAGCAGGGGTCGGCGGACCCGATCTACACCGGGCTCGGCTCGCGTTGGCAGCTGGTGTACGTCGCCCCCGGCGACCTGCCGGCGACGCTGGGGCCGTGACGTGCCATTCATCCAGCGCGTCATCACGGTCACGGTGCAGCTGGCGCCAAACCCGGGAACGAACCAGCCGTCCACCTTCCTGGAGAGCGGGACCGACACCGTCGTTCTGAGCGACGGCGCGCTCAAGGACATCTCCAAGCAGCTGCGCACCTCGGTCCGCGTGCAAAACTCGGGCTCGCCGGCCGACGGGCGCGCCGAGGTGAAGGTCTGGGGGATGACGCCGAGCCTGATGAACCAGCTCTCGACGCTCGGGCTGGTCTTCAATCTGGTCCCGAAGAACAAGCTGACGATCGCCGCCGGCGACGCGAAGACCGGCCTGACCTCGATCTTCACCGGCATCATCCAGTACGCCTACGCGGACTACTCCGCGCAGCCCTCGGTCGCATTCATCTTTGATTGTTTGATCGGTCTCGCCGATGCGGTGGTGAACTCGCCGCCGTCGAGCTTCCCGGGCTCTCAGGACGTCGCGTCGATCATGTCCGGCATTGCCCGGCAGATGAACGTCGGATTTCAGAACTTCGGCGTCAACGTCAAGCTATCGAACGTCTACCTCGAGGGCTCGCTCAAGCGGCAGGCCGACAAGCTGGCGCGGCAGGCCCGCATCACGTGGGGATTCGTCAATCCGGCGACCATGGGCATCTGGCCGCTCGGCAAGGGCGGCAACCTCGGCGGCGCGCAGGTCCCCGTCATCTCGAAGGCGACCGGCATGATAACGTCGCCGTCGTTCACGCAGCAGGGCATCATGGTCAAGACCCTGTTTAATCCGCTCATCGCGTTCAACGGGCTCGTGCAGGTCGAGAGCAGCGTCCTCTCCGGCATCGCGGCGGTGCAGGCCGCGAAGGGCAACACGTCGGCGTCCTCAAAATTCCCGACACAGTGGGCGGTCAACAAGCTCGACCTCGCGCTCGACGCGCAGGTGGAGAAGGGGGACTGGGCCTCGATCCTGTACGCCTACAACCCGAACTTCGCGCCGACCATCCTCCCGCCCGCGGGGCCGGCATGACGACGCAGGGCAGCGGCAGCGGCACCGGGGCGGGCTTCCAGACGCCGTTCGACAGCAACTCGCCGTTCACGGTGACATGCTTCATCGTCCAGCAGCTCCTCGCCGAGCTGGACGTCATGCGGCCGGTCCAGGTCACCGCCGTGCATCCCGGCGCCGGCGGGCCGCCTGGCGCCGCGGGCACGGTCGACGTCCAGCTTCTCGTCAGCTCGATCGACGGCTCCGGCAACACGACGCCGGCGGGGAAAGTCTCGGGGCTGCCCTACTTCCGCGTCCAGGCCGGCGCGTGGGCCATCGTCGCCGACCCGGTCGTGGGCGACTACGGCTTCCTCATCGCCGCGAGCCAGGACATCTCGCACCTCGTCGCGGCGCTGACCGCCGGCCGCTCGGTCCAGGCCGGCAGCGTGACGCCGGGCTCCTGGCGGCGGATGAGCGTCGCGGACGGCATCTATGTCGGCGGCTGCCTCAACAAGGCGCCGACGCAGTACCTCTGGCTCAAGCCCGACGGGACCGCGGTGCTCAAGGATGGCAAGGGCAACACGATCACGACCTCGGCGGGTGGGGTCAACATCACCGACTGCAACACGCCGGCGAACCAGATTCAGATGACAGCCGGGCAGATCAACCTCGTCACCACCGTCTTCAAGGTCAACGGCGTTGCGGTGACGGTGCCGTAGCACGTGGAAACGTGCTAACGGTTCGGAATCGCCGCGGGGGATTCCTCGGATGCCGTCAACGCTCGCCCTCGACAGTACGTGGGACCTCACGCTCGATGCCAACGGGAACATCGCGACGTTGGACGAGCCGGCGGCGCTCGCGCAGGACGCGGCCTCGGCCATCCTGACGTTCCTGGGCGAGTGCTACTGGGACACGACCGTCGGCGTGCCGTGGCTGCAGCAAATCCTCGGCGTGACGCCGCCGCCGCTCGCGCTCATCAAGAAGAAGCTCGTCGACGCGGCGCTGACCGTGGACGACGTCGTGGCCGCGCAGGTGTTCATCTCCGCGCTCTCCGCGCGCGCCCTCTCCGGCCAAGTCCAGGTCATCTCGGCGTCGTCGGGCCAGATCGCGACGGCGCCATTCGCGGTCTCAATCCCGCAGGGAACATTCTGATGGCCGGCGGCACCAGCGTCCCTCCGATCTCGTGGACCGCGGCCGGCCCGATCGCGCCGTCCGGTCCGGCCATCCTCGCCGGCTACCAGGCCGACATCTCGGCGGCGTTCGGGAAGACGCTAAACTTCAACCTCAACACGCCGCAGGGGCAGCTCGCCTCGACCACCGCGGCGATCATCAGCAGCGCGTACCAGCAGATTATCTATTACGCCGCGCAGGTCGACCCCGCGTTCGCGACCGGGCGCATGCAGGACGCGATCGCGCGACTCTCCGGCCTCCAGCGCAACGCGGCGCAGCCGACCGTCCTCCAGGTGCAGTGCTCGGGATCCAGCGCGCTCATCCCGGACGGCTCGACGCCGCCGACGCCGGCCGCGCTGGTGCAGGACGCGAGCGGCAACCTCTACGCCTGCACCGGGGCCGGCACGCTCCCGGGCGGCGGAGGAAACATCACGCTCTCGTTCGCGTGCACGACGCCGGGCCCGGTGCCGGTGCCGACCTCGGTCACGATCTATCAGGCCATCTCGGGGTGGGACACGGCGACGCTCGTCTCCGGCATCGTCGGCACGGCGACGGAGAGCCGCCAGGCGCTCGAGCAGCGCCGGCAGAGCGCGGTGGCCGGCAACAGCTTCGGCGCCATCGGCTCGATCGTGGGCGCGCTGGCGAAGGTGCCCGGCGTCCTCGACTTCTTCGGCTTCGACAACGCGACGGCCGCGCCGGTCACGGTCGGAGGCGTCTCGGTCGCGGCGAACTCGATCTATCTGTGCGTCGCCGGCGGCGCGCAGGCGGCGGTCGCGCAGGCCATCCTCTCGAAGAAGGCGCCGGGCTGCGCCTACACCGGGACGACCACCGTCACCGCGTTCGACAGCAACCCGCTCTACTCGGCGCCGATCGCCTACAGCGTCAAGTTCACGATCCCGTCGCCGCTCCAGTTCCTGTTCTCGGTCACGCTGGTCAACTCGCCGCTGCTGCCGTCGAACACGGTCGCGCTGGTGCAGCAGGCCGTCATCGCGGCGTTCACGCAGGGCATCATCGGCAGCGGCGCGGTCTTCGTCGGCTCGATCGCCGGCAACACGCTCACTGTTTCCTCGCTGGTGTCGGGCGTGATCGCGGTCGGGCAGGTCCTCTCCGACAACACCGGCCTGCTGACCGCCGGGACGCAGGTCACCGGATTCCTCTCCGGCACCGGCGGCACGGGGACCTACACGGTCTCGGTCTCTCAGACCGTCGCCGCGGAGACGATGAACTCCGCGCTCACCACCCAGCCGGTCCAGGCGGGGCTGCGCGCGCGCATCGGGCAGACGATCTACGCGGGCTCCTACATCCCCGCGATCGCGGCGCTCGGGTCGTGGGCGCAGGTCGCCGCGATCACCATCGGCTCCGCCAACACCTCCGGCGCCGTCGTTACCGGCTCGATCGCGGGGACCGTGCTGACCGTGACGGCGGTCAGCTCGGGGACGCTCGCGGTGGGCCAGACGCTCTTCGATTCCACCGGCAACATCCTTCCGTCGACGTCGATCGTCTCGTTCGGCACCGGGACCGGCGGCACCGGGACCTACAACATAAACAACTCGCAGACCGTCGCGAGCGAGAGCATCACCGCGGCCTCGGCGAACCAGAGCCTCGTCCTCGTCAACGCGAACCAGGTCCCGCAGATACTCGGCGCCAACATCGCCGTGGGGCACACCTGATGCTTGGCGCCGGCCCTCCCTATCCGCACCCGAATCCGGCCCCGGGGTCGAACGCGATCGGCGCGTTCCAGATCGGCGTCTCGCCGATCGGGACGATTCCGCCGTTCGACCTGTGGGCGACGGTCATTTCTCAGTACGCGAACAGCCAGACGCTCGACTCGCTCCTGGTCTCGATAAACGCCGCGCTCGACCCGACGCTCAACCTCGACAACTTCTACGACTTCATCTGGAACGTGATGACGGCGCAGGGCGTCGGTCTGGACATCTGGGGGCGCATCGTCGGGGTGACGCGCGTCGTCGCCATCCCGGCCGGCTCGAGCTTCTTCGGCTTCAACGAGGCGTCGAGCTGGACCGGCTTCGGGCAGGGCGGCTTCTTCAGCGGGCAGACGATCACCGCGACCTTCTCGCTGCCCGACGACCAGTTCCGCACGCTGATCCTGGCGAAGGCCGCGGCGAACATCTGCGACGGGTCGATCCCGGGCATCAACGCCGTGCTGCTGGCGCTCTTTCCTCACCGCGGCGATTGTTTCGTGACAGACGGTCAAAACATGACTATGACGTTTCAATTCAACTTCGTCCTCACCGCCCCGGAGGTCGCCATCTTGAGCACGCCCGGGATTCTTCCGAAGCCGGTCGGCGTCGCTTCAACCCTCGTGCACCTGTGAGGTCTCGATGAGGAAGCTCCTCCTCGCCGCGCTGGCGTTCGTCCTCCTCCCGTTCGTTCCGGCGCTCGCCGAGACGGCCGGGAGCGTTCCGCCGGCGATCTCCATCCCCTGGGCGAACTCGGCGGGAGGAGCCTACGTCCGGGCGATCCCGAACGCCTCGCAGATCGGCATCCAGAATTGCGCGGCCTCGTTCACCGACGGCTTCCCGCCGCTGACCTTCGTGCCCGCCTCCGCCGGCGGCTGCCCGCCGTTCGGGCAGGACTTCAACGGCATCCTCAAGAACATCTCGCAGTGGTCGCGCTGGCAGACCATGGGCGGGCCGATCTACTGGAACTCGGCCTTCTCCGGCGTGATCGGCGGCTACGCGAACGGTGCCAGGGTCCAGCAGCTCGCGGTCCCGCGGTGCCTGTGGATTTCGACGGTCGACAACAACACGACGAACCCCGACACCGGGGGCGCCAACTGGACGAACACCTGCGCGGTCGGCGGCTCTCTCACCGGCACGCTGCCGAACCCGGGGCTCGCGGCCAACTCGGTCGGCCTCGCGCAGCTCGTCGCGTCGGGCGTCTCTTCGGGCACCTACGTTCGGCCGCAGCTCACCGTCGACATCACCGGCCGCATCACGGCGGCGGCGAGCGGCGCGCAGCCGACCTACTCGTCCTCCGGCCCGACCACCAGCACCTATGTCCCGAGCGCGGGCGTGGTGCGGGCGCACGTGATCCTCGTCGCCGGCGGCGGCAACGGCGGCAGTAACGGCGGCGGGACCGGCGGAACGTCCTCCTTCGGCAGCTGGACGGCCATTGGTGGCTCCCCCGGCACGAACTCCGGCGGCAGCGCGGCAGGAGGCGCCGGCGGCACCGGCGGCTCGAACGGCACCGGCAGGCTCGCGCTGCGCCTCCCGGGCGGCAACGGCAAGAACGGTTTCAGCCTGACCGGGACGGCTCTGAGCGGCTCGGTCGCCATCACGTGTTCGACGGCCGGCGGCCTCAACCACTTCGGCGGCGGTCCTAACTCGGGGGAGGGCGGCGTCGGCCTCGGCACAATCAGCGTCAGCAACAGCTCGCTGAATTGCTCGGGCGGCGGCGGCGCCGGCGAGTACGTCGAGTTTGATGTCTTCAATCCCACGTCGACGGGCTTCACGGTGGGCGCCGGGGCCGGCAACGCACAGTCCGGTATCCTCTCCATCACGGAGTATTATGACTGATGCGCGCGCTCCTCCGCCTCATTGTTTTCGCAGCCGCGCTGCTGGCGCCCTCGGGCGCGCTCGCGCAGTCGGCGTGCCCCTACATCGCGTTCGGGGCGGTGCTCACCGCCGGGCAGTGGAACACCTGCTTCGCGGCGAAGGCCGACGCCAACGCCGTCGTCTCATCGATCACCAATGTCGACGGCACATTGACGATCTCGCCGAGCACCGGTGCGATCACCGCCTCGCTCAACCTCGCCCATGCCAACACCTGGGCTGCGCCGCAAACGATCGACAACGGCAGCGGCGCGGTGCCGGCCGGCGGCTCCGGCGCGACGTGGAAAGCCTACGGCGCCGACGGCTCAGTGGCACGAATAGAGATCACGGCGTTCAACAACGGCGTGAGCGGTGCCGCGATCTTCGACGGTCGCACATCGCTTGGCACCCGCGCGTCACCGTTGACGGTCACCTCGGGAACGTTGCTGGCCTCGTTCGAGGGCAAGGGCTACGACTCCTCCGTTTGGACCGGCACTGGCGCGTCCCTTCACGTCTACGCCGATGGCACCTGGAGCCCCACCTCTCACCCCGGCGCGGCCTGCCTCGCGACGACCGCCTCTGCTGCGATCTCGATCACGGACCATCTGTGCGTCCGCGCGACCGGCGGCGTCACCCTCGACAGCCCGACGGGCGGCGATCTCGGGGCCGGTAAGTTCAACGTTCCCGGCGGTTACTACGTCAACGGCGTGCTCGCCTCGGGCGTGGCCTCGGTCTCTAACAACGACGGCACGCTGACGATCTCGCCGACGACGGGAGCGGTCGTCGCCTCGCTTGCGTTAGGGCACGCGAACACGTGGACCGGCGCTCAGACCTTCAGCACGGCGGCGACGACCTTCAACTCCGCGTCGATTTTCAACGCCACGGCGACCTTCGCGGACGCCGGCACGTGGGACTCGGGCGGCATCAACGGGTCCAATATCGGGCAGACCACGCCCGGCCTCGGCCAGTTCACCGGCGTGGGCATCAACACGTCCTCTCCCGCCGCCGGGATACGCATCAACGCCGCGGTCCCCACCGTGTCGAACGGCCTGGGCGTGATCGGCGCCACCACCGGCAAGGGCCTTATTCTCGCCGGGCAGGGCACCCAGGACGTCACGGTCCAGAGCCACCTTTTCGTGGATGTGTGCTGGGTGAACGCCACGCCCGCCTGGTCGTGCCCCAACCTCACGATCTCGGCCTCGGTCACCGGCCCAGACGGGTCGACCTGGGGCACCACCGGCCTAGGCGGGCTCCTCGGGCTGGGCCTCGGCGTCGCCGCGCCGACGAACAGCCGCATCTCGCAAACGCTCGGCGCCAACAACGTCACCGCGTACCTGTCGAAGCGGAACACCGACACCAGTCCGACCGGCAACTTCCTCGACTTCCAGTCGGCTGCCGCCGCGAGCCTGTTCACGGTCGACATCACGGGCAAGTGGACGACCGGCTCCATCGGCGCCGTCACGGTCGCGCTCGGCAGCGACGCCACCGGCGACATCTACTATCGCGACTCGGGCGGACTGCTGCATCGCCTACCGATCAGCAGCAATGGGTTCACGCTCCAGATAGCGTCCGGGTTGCCGGCGTGGAACAACGCCGCCACCGCGCTCAACAACATCCTGCCCACGCCGCTGCGCGCGGGCGAGATCGTGTACTGGAACGGCAGCGTCTGGACGACGCTCGCCGGCAACAACAGCGGCACGACCCTCTTGCAGGAGACCGGCGCGGGCGTTCCCTCCTGGATCGCGACGACCGGGACGGGATCGGCGGTGCTCGCGACCTCGCCCGCGCTGGTTACCCCCGCGCTCGGCGTGGCGACCGGAACCTCGCTCGCGCTCGGCGGCGGCTCGATCGGCTCCGACGCCCTGGAGGTTACTGGGACTTCCACCTTCAACGGCAGCGTCACCGTAGCGGGCGCTCCCTTCGTCCTGAGCGGCAACCAGTCCGTCCCGGCCTGGACCACCAACGGCGTCCGCATCAAGGGCATTACCGGCACGTTGACCGACACCACGTCGAGCGGCACGGTCGCGGCGGCCGTCACCGATACACTCGGCGGGAACACAATCGCGGCATCAAGCGCGGTGACGTACACGAATTACATTTCGTTGTACGTCAAGGCCCCAATCGCGGGCACCAACGTAACCTTCACAAATTCCTGGGCGCTCGGCGGCGACAGCCTGCGCATCGGCACCAGCAACCCGTTCACCGTCTCGGCGTCGGGCGCCGTCACCGTCACGGGGTCGTTCACGGCGACCGGGCTGGTGACCAATGCGGACCTGGTCAATCCGGCGACGACCGTCAACGGACAGACCTGCACGCTCGGCGCCACCTGCACGGTCGCAGCCGCGGCCGGGACCCTGACCGGAACGACGCTGGCGAGCGGCGTCGTCACGTCGTCGCTCACGTCGGTCGGCACTCTGACGGGCGGCACGGCCGGCACGGGCTTCGTCATCGCGGGCGTCACTATGACGCTGGGCTCCGACGCGAACTACGACATCTACTACCGCGACTCGACCGGCGTCATCAAACGGCTCGCGGCCGATACCGCTGGAAAGGTGCTGTCGACGAACAGCACCAGCGCGCCGCCGTCGTGGGTCGCCGCGGGCGGCACCGGCACGGTGACGAGTGTTGTTTGCGCCAGCACGACCATCACGACCACCGGCACCTGCTACAACCGCGGCCAGCTTGTTGCTACAAATACTAATGACGACGCGACGGCGGGGAATTTCGGCGAGGTCCAGGACAGTTCGGCCGTGACCGCCACGTCGCTTACGACCGGGACTCCTCTCACCTGCACGAGCAAGAGCCTGCCAGCGGGCAATTGGATGGTCAACGGGACAATCGGCTTCAATCCGAGTGGGGCTGCGACCATCACCGATTTGTCGGCGGCGATCTCGCAGACCACCAACGCACTCGTCGGCGCCGGTTTAACCTCGCAGACGGATTTGGCCGCCGGAGGGGGTACCGCAAGTAAAAATCCCAACGTTCAAGTGGGGCCGACCGTCATCAAGCTCGCAAGCACGACGACCATCTACCTCGTCGGACAAGCGAACTTCGCAGTCGGCACGGTGAATTTTAACAGCTGCGAACTGACCGCCTATAGGTTCCGCTGAAATCGGACGCGCGCTGAGGAAGGGAACAAAAAATGGGCCGCATCTATCTGGACACACAGGCGCCGAGGTTCTTCGTCGCTTCCGGCGGGAGCGACGATCAGCCGGCGACGCCGACGCCGGGAACGTTTGCGACCGGCACCGGCTGCTACAGGTGGCTCCTGCGCTACGCGGACTGCGGCTTTGCCATTCCGGACATCTTCATCCAGGGCGAGCGCCCCGGCATACGCCTCGAGGGCAACTTGCTCGGAGCGGCTATGAAGGGATGCACGGTCACGCTCGACCAGAATGCCAGACTACACGGCACCGCAGTCGGACCGGGAGCCGGTAACGGCGCAGGCGCCGAGGGCCTGTGGGCCGGGTACGACGCCGTCGTGACCGTCAGCGGTCACGGGACCCTGCAGTCCGACACCAGCGACTGCGTCCGCTCCACGTTCGGAGCAACCGTCAGCCTCGCGGGCAACCGGGCCGGCGGCAACGACCTGTCGCTGGGAAACGCAGGCGTTCCCGGCCAGGGCGGTTCCCACTTGTTCTGCGGGGAGGGGGTCGGGACAATCAGCACGCCTGAGAACACCGAGATATGGATCGGCGGTGACAGCGACTACGCGATCTCGGTGGCCGGCGGCATCCTCGACGCCGACCCCAGGTTCCTGCTCTGGAGCGGTCCCAGCGGCGGTCGGACCTTCCGCGAGGCGACCGTCACTGCCGATGTCCACGGCACGCTGTGGGGCGCCGACTCCATCATCTGGGACATGAACAACCTCGGCACGCTCGGCGTGACCTCACCGTGGCGGTGCATCGTCGACAACCTCGCCCTCGTGCTCAACACCGGCGGGAAACTCGACCTGTTTCCCGGCGGCAACTTGCCTCCGCCCGGAGGGGTCCACGGCATCGACTGGGGCGACGTGAAGATCGGTCCCGGCGGCGGCGTCTACTCATCGCAATGAGATCGGGTTGACGCGGGACCCCTAACCTGTCTTTCGTGCCCTTCCATCAAAAAAGGAAGGTATACGTCGATGAAGCCAGTCCACATCTTTTTCGTCATGGTGGCGTTGTTCGCGCCGTGCGCCGCGAGCGGCGATGACGCCGCGCCGCAAAAACGCCTGATCGTTTTCTCGCAGGAGCTCGTCGACCCGCGGGGCAAGCAGCTCGGCGCGCCGGTTTGCGTCAAGGCGAACCCCGCCGAGGGCAAGTGCGAGGAGTGGACCCCGTTCACGCTCGGCTTCGCCTGCTACACGATTTTGAGCGCGGTCATCGACGCCGACAAGCAGGAGCGCGACATGCGCTCGAAGTGGGAGCGCGACGACCTCGCCCGGAAAATCGCGCGGTCCGAAGTTGACCACGTGCCGGTCGCATTGACGGCGAAGGAAATCGTCCTGCTGCGCGACCGTGCGCCGCTGGTCTACCCGAGCGCGGTGCTCTCCGGCACCATCGTACGACTCATCGATCCCGACGCGGGCGCCGAGGCCGCCAAATAGTCGGGGGCGGCGCTCTTGAGCCGCCGGCCGGCGCCAACGCCGTCATCATCGCCGCCGAGGGAATGACGGTGCGCTTCCGCTTCGACGGCACCGACCCGACGCCGTCGGTGGGCATGCCGCTCGCGCCGGGCTCGCTGCTCCACCTGCGGGGCGACCTCTCGCTGCTCCGCTTCGTCGCGCAGGGCGCCGGCGCCGTCCTCAACGTCCTCTACTTCGGCGACGCCTGAAGGGTGGCGCTCCAGCAAAAACAGTAGTAAGGGAGACGGGATTATCGTCCCCCACCAAAGAGAAGGTTCCCCGCCATGCGAATGCTCGCCGCCGCCGCCATCGTCCTCGCCGCCGTCAGCGCCGCTCCGGCGCAGGAGCCGCGCCCCGAGCCGCTCACCATCCAGCAGGTCATCGAGATCACGAACTCGCTCACCGAGATCAAGTGCGAGTCGACTCCGACCAAGGCCGGCGTGAAGGAATGCGCGCCGCTGAAGGTCGGCCTCGCCTGGCAGATCGCGCTGATACTTCGCCGCGCAACGAACGTGGTCCAGGAGTATCAGCGCATTGTGACCGCGCACCTCGCGACGCTGCCGCGCAAGGCCGACGGCAGCGACCTCACGCCGGAGGGAATGGTCAAGTTCCAGGCGTACCAGACCGAGCTGCTGGCGAAGACCGCCTTCCCCGGCGAGGAGGGGCTGCCCCACCTGAAGCGGGGCGACCTCGAGCCCCTCAACCTCGCGCCGTCGATTCTCTCCGGGCTCTGGCCGATCATCGACCAATAACTTGACGCGGTGTGCCGCGAGGGAGCATTGTCCCTCTCCTTTAGGAGGCCCCCATGGATCATCCATTCGCGCAGCAGCGACCAGAGATCGAGCATCTCCTCTCCATCTCCCGGGTCACCCGGCCCCGGATCATTGACGAAGGAGTCCACCGCATCGTGACGGTGCGCATCGGCGACAAGGTCGGGCTCGACTACTACCGCGAGCTCGCCGACGCCGTGCGGCCGGTGCCGGCGATCTTCCTCGCCGCGCTCGATTATCGGGAGAGCGGCTGCGATCCGCGCACCGGCATCGGCCAGGGGGATCGGTGGGACCATCGATCGACCCACGTGCCTCGCGACAAGGGGCCTTTCTCCAGCAAGCTTCAGGCGGATATTTTCTATGTCCGCTACGACCACATGGACTCGACGAACGGCCTTGTTCCGCCGACGTGGTCGTGGGCCTTCGGCTACTACAAAGGGAACGCCTGGAACGGCTTCGGGCCGAACATGCACGGGCACATTCCGGGCTACTGCATGTCGGGCACCAACGTCTACGACGACCCGCCGGTGCCGCCTGGCCGGGGGAAGTACAAGGTCGATGGTGGCGGTTGGGATCCTGACTATCTGGACCCGCAGCCCGGCATCATTCCGATCATGCTGGAGCTGGCGCGCGCCTTCCCGGACCTCGCCTTCGCACCGACTCCGGTGCTGCGCGACACCACCGCCCACCCGCCGGAGCCAAAGGTTCCGTCCGGCTTCGGCAACACCATCGCGGGCGTCGAGCATCTGCAGGATGCCCTCAACAAGATCGGCGAGGCCGGCGTCTTCCAGCTCGAGAAGCCGCTCGACGTCGACGGCAACTTCGGGCGTATGACGCGCAAGGCGGTCCGCCTCTTCCAGGCGGCCAAGCACCTCGACCCCGACGGCGTCGTCGGCGAGGAGACCGAGACCGCGCTCGATGCGACGATCGCGGCCGGGAGGGCGATATGACTGAGGGCGAGCTTCTGATATTGGTCTGTCTGGCCGGGCCGCTGACGGTGGCCACGGCCGCAGTGGTGGTGAAGGTTGTCTTCTGCGGGGCGCGCGAGGCCTCTCCGCGGGTCGCCCGTCTCGACACCGACGAGAAGATGATCGAGGCCACGTGGGTCGAGGGTCGCAGCAGCGTGGCGCACGTGGGTAGCGTGCATCTGTTGGTCAGAGGCTCCTGAGCTACGCCAACGACGCAACACTCAACCGGAGGGGAAAATGAGGAAATTTCTGATCGCGCTCGGCCTCGCGGCAGCGATGTGCTCGCCGGCGCTCGCCGAAATACGGGTTGTTGGGAATCTCAAGTGCGCGACGGTAGAGCAGGCCACCGCCCTGCCTCCGTGCTGGCAGCTTGCGCAGTTCCAGCCGCCGGAGCACGTCCAGAAGGCGATCGACGAGGCGATCAAGAAGCAGGTCGAGCAGCGGCTCCCCGAGGGCGGCATCCATATTCCGCCCCTCGGCGCGATCGGCGACCCGGACCAGGGCAGGATCGGGACGCCGAACATCATCGTGCACCAGGCGCCCGCGCCTCCCAAGGCGGTCATCGACACCGGCGGCATCGCCGGCGAGATCATCCAGTGGGTGATCGCCACCTTCGGGACGGTGATCGCCGGCTACGTGGTGCTCCTGGTCAAGCGGCTGGCCGCGAAGGCCGGGGTCCAGCTGAGCCAGCAGGCCAGCGACCGGCTCGACCAGATCGTCCTCAACGGGCTCCACGCCGGCGCGAACGAGGCGCAGAGGGACCTCCGCGGCAAGGGGCAGGTCGAGGTCAAGAACGACACGCTGGCGAGCATGGTCACCTACGCCCAGGCGCACGGCGCCGACACCCTCAAGGTGCTCGGGGTAGACCCGAACGACCCGGCGACGGTCGCGGCCCTCCGGGCTCGCGCCGAGCGGCTGATCGCCGACCCGGCCGTCCCGACGCCTGCGGTCCTCGACGCAAAGGCCCCCGCCGCGCCAGCCGCAGCCACACAGGCCGGTCCGGCGGACGCCCCGCGGGGGTAGTAGCCACCCCCGTCTCGACAGCGCGCCGTGCCCCCCGTTTCCGGCCGGTCGCGCTGCCCCCTAACCCCGAAGGAGGAAGCATGACTACCAAGGCCAAGCTAGACGCCGCGTTCGAGGCCGCCACCCCCCTCGTCGACAAGATGATCGCCGACGCCGAGGCCGGCATCGCGAGTCCGCTCATGAGGCGCCAGGCCGACCAGGCGGTTCACGAGCACCGCGCGCAGATCGACGCGGGCGTGCGGGCGATCCTCGTCACCGGGCTCGATGCGGCCGAGAAGGTCACCGACTAAAGGATTACGGCCGGCGACGGGTGCCGGGGGCTTGGTTCCCCGAACCAGCACGCAGTTCGTCGCCTGACCCGCCAAGCCGGGGCCGTATGTGGCGGCCGGGACACACCCGCGAGGGAATCGTCCCGGCCGTCTCGTTTCCCCCTTGTGCTCGCGCACGCGCGGGTGTCCGCTCATCCTGCGGGCGCCGGGCAGCGCTCGCAGCAAACAAAGGGGACAATTTGATGCGCAAGATCATGCTCGCGGCCGCGGCGCTCGGTGCGCTCCCGCTCGCACTCAGTATCCCGGCGCGAGCCGCGGACCTTCCGATCAAGGCGCCGCCCATGGTGGCGGCGGTCAATCCGACCCTCATCTGGTACGTCGGCCTCGGCGCCGAGGGCAGCACCGAGCAGGCCGACGTCAAGGGCACCAACCTCTTCGCCACGAGTCTGATAAACCAGGGCGGGAGCCTCCAGGCCAGCGGCGGAGCCGTCACGGGCGCCGTCGGCTTCCTCAACAACAGGCAGCGGTGGTTCCGCTGCCAGGCCACGGTGGCGTACCAGAACATCGCCGGGGCCAACGGCGCGATCGGCAGCCTGGATAGCCGCTGGAGCGCCACGCAGGAATGCGACGTCGGCTACGAGTGGCTGGCGCAGATTACGGCCCTGCTGCCGAACCTCATCAACATAACGGCGTTCCCGCAGCCTGGCCTCCCGTCGAACGTGGCAGTCGTGTCCGGGGCGCCGAAGCAGTACGTCGGCGTGCTCGCCAAGGAGAGCCAGCTGAGCGGGCAGTTCTTCGGTGCCGCCGGCTCGACGTGGGACTGGGCGCCGGGCTTCGGCACCGGCTGGATTTGGCAGACGGCGGATGCCACCGGCAAGGCGAACGGCGGCCTGATCGACGCCTACCTCAACGTCACCTTCCCGCAGCGCGGGTTCACCGTGGCTGGCATCGCCGGCCCCGGCGCGCCCGTGTTCAGTGGCGGCGCGCACCTCGGAACTCAGTACACCGTCGGGTTCCGTTTCGACCTGCCGGTGTTGTGATCACCTGCGGCGGCAATCTGCCCCCTTCACCCTGGCCGCCAACAGCGGGTCGCCTTCAACCGGAGGCGGCCCGTTTGTTTCACTGGTGCCCGCGTGAGGTTGTGCGCCCGGCGACGACGTGCAAATTTCACATGAACGTCGCGGGGATTCGGAAAATGTGGGAAGCGCTCCTCGGGAAGGTCGCCGAGCATGGCATCGTCGCCGCGCTGCTCGTCCTCGCCATCCTCGCCATTTACAAACTGTTCGTGCGGCTGGAGGATGCGCAGCAGGCGCGAATCGACGACGCGACCACCTACGGCGAGAAGCTGTCCGCGGCGCTTGAGATCGTCGCCGGCGTCAAGAACGAGCGGCTCGAGCTGCTTGAGCTTCTGAGGGCCGCCCCTCCGTGACAACATGCACCAGCGGGGACATCGGTGAAAGTGGTCGACCGCGTGGGCGCCATGCTCCGCCTCCTCATCTTCAACGACGAGCGCGGGACGGTATCGGAGCGCGCGGAGCACGTGTCGGCCGAGACGCGCGAGATCGGCGAGCGCGTCGGGGCGGAGGTTGCCGACGCGGCCTACAACATGAAGCGCGACCCGATGAGCGAGCTGCTGCGGACCTTCCCGAGGCGGTCTTGATCCACCTCCTCCACGAGGTGCTCGGAGGAACGACACCCGTCAGCGCGCCGACGGACTGGCTGTGGCTCGCCGCGTGGCAGAACGCCTTCCTGTTCTTCCTCGACGTCTTCGTCGTCGTGCTGTTCGGCCTCTACGCCTGGCACCGCATGAAGGTCCGCCGTCGCGAGGTCGGCTGGCGGAACGCGCTGCTCTGGCGGTCGCCGGCATCCGACAGCGCGGTCGCGTTGATGTGCTACTTCTCGGGGATGGCGTGGGTGCGCGCGGCGCTATGGCTGGCGAGCTACGGGTTCATCTCGCCGGCCGCGAGCGCCGTGGTCGTTCCGATCGGCCTGGCGCTCTCGGTGTGGGCGCTGCTCTGTCTGCTGCGCGTCTTCGGCGACCGCCCCTGGGGCCCCCGCGCCTGGATCATCTGCGTGACGGTTGCCCTGCTTCTCGCCTCCGCCCTTACCTGATATTTACGGCGTGGAAAGGAGAAGCCGAGATGCGCCGCCTATCGTTCGGGGTCGCCCTGGCCGTGCAGATCGCCGTCGCGCTGCCTGCGTGGGCGCAGGTCGACTCCGGCAAGGAGCACCGCCCGGGAATCGCCGTCGATGCCGGCGGCCAGCCGGTCATCGACCCGACCAAGAACGTCCTCGACCTCGTGTTGGCGGCGGTCACGCGACTCAACGATCTGATGGCGGCGGACCGGCTGCGCCAGGACGACCTGCGCATTGCGACGAAGGAGCTATTCGAGGCCCGGCTGAAGAACGTCAACGAACTGGGCGAGCTGCGCTCCGCGCATGACAGAGAGATGCTCGTCGTCGCGCGCGATCGCCTCGACAGCGAGGCCAAGCTCCGTGCCGAGTTTGCTTCCATCCTTCAGGCCAAGGAAACGGAACGCCTCAATGCGATTAGGGGTGTAGATACCGGCGCGATCGCGCTCGCCAATGACCGCGCGAACGCCACCGCGAATGCCCTGGCAAAAACAGTGACCGACAGCGCGGCAACATTGAGTGCACTGGTGGCCTCTACCGCTGCTGAAACAAATAAAAACGTTCAGCAGCAGTTCACGGCTCTGTCTACGCGCATCGCCGCGCTGGAGACCGGCAGTTCCGGTGCCGCCGGCGCCGGCGCCGGGAGCGCAGCCACGATCGCCTACGTGCTCGGCGGGCTGACTCTGTTGTCCTTGATGATTGGAGTGGGCACCGCCGTCATCGTCGCCTTACGGCGCCCGCGACCGTCCACGACTGGATAGTCCATGCGCCTGAAATGCCAGTGCCGCTCGATGCGCAACAACAACGGGGTCGTGCAGATTCATCTCACGTCGAACGGCGGCGAGCAGCCGGCCGAGGTGTTCATCAACGCCCCGCGCGCTGCTCTCGGCGGCGACAACTTCCGGCCGGACAGCGAGTGGATCGTGGACATCACGCGGGCAATCCCCGGAACAACGCCGCCAGAGCCGCGTTGATGTAGACCGCGAGGCCCCAAATGCTGTCGACGATCCTCATCGTGGTCCTGATCCTCCTCCTGCTCGGAGGGATCGGTCCCTGGTCGCCTCGCGGCCCCGGTTACGGCTTCGGCAACGGCGGCATCGGCGTGATCGGTGTCATTCTGATCGTCGTCGTCGTCTTGCTGCTGATGGGAAGGCTCTGATGCCCACCGCCATCACCCTATATTCGATCGGCGTCTGGTTCTGCGTCGGCTTCTTCACCGGGACCGGCTGGGCGCTCGGCGCGTGGCTCGTTGGCCGCGTCATGCGGTTTTGATTCCACCGCCCCTCTCGCCACCTGACTCCCTGACTCGTGAGTTGCCGCCGCGGCCGGCTCGGCATCCTCGCCAGCCCGCAGGATCGCGTCCCGCTTCGCCGCGAGGCGGTCGTCGGCCTTCTTGATGTAGCCGAGAATCTCGACGCCGACGTTGCGGAAGTCATCGGCGCGCCTGCCGCATAGGGTCAGATACTCGGCCACCGCCGCCTTGTGGGCGTCGTTGGCGGCGACGAGCTGCACGCGCGTCTCGGCGCACCGCGCCTCGGCCTTCTTGAGCGCGGCGACCATCGCCTGCTCGACGGACGCCAGGCCGTCGTTCAGATACTTGTCGAGGGAGACGCTGTGCTCGCGCAGGACCTCCGCGTCGTGCTCGATCTCGGCGGCGGCGCGCAGGTGCTTGTCGTGCGACTCGACCTCGGGCGGCACCGGCGGCCGCTGGCTCGGCGGGGCGAAATCGGCGGCCGTGCTGCTGCGCGCCGGAAGCGAGGAGGCGCGCACGACCATGGCCGGACGCTGCGTGCCCTTGCCGTTGCCCTCCAGGAACCCGGGAATCTTGAGTTCATCCTCGACCGCGGCCGCTATCCTGGCGCCGCGCGGGTCAGTCCCGTTTCCTTGCATGCTCATTTTGGTTTTGCTCCTTCAGTGATGCTGCGGGATGCGCAGCGGGTTGTGGTATCCCTCCGGCAGGAATTGCTGGAGGTCGCGCTTCACGTAGTGTTTGACGCCGAGCCGCTGGCAGAGGTCGATCACGCGCAGCGTGTAGTCTCGCCAGTCGATGCGCTTGCCGAACTCGCCGAGATAGTTCGCCTTGCCGATCTTGAAGAGGTCGACGAAGGACGCCGTCTCTCTGATGACGGCGAGGCTGTGCTCGGCGTCGAGCGTCGGCTCGATAGATACCCAGGTGAAGATGCCGCGGCTGCGGAACGTCGCCAGCGTGTCGATGCGCTCCCTCGGGAGCGCGGCGTTGCGCTCCCACTTCAGCGAGAAGGCGTCGTCCAGGCTCGTGAGAGTCGCGGCGTAGGCGTCGCGGTCCGGCCGGAAGAGGTCGCAGTCGCGGATCGATCTCTCTCCGCCCTTCGTCAGCGTGCAGAAGGCGAGGCCAAACTGACTTAGAGTCAGCAGCGTTCCTCGCGTCAGCGATGTGTCGCCGGGGTGATAAGGATCGGTGCTGAAGCAGAGGAGCACCTGCTCGCGCACGCCTGCGGCTTCATATCGGCGGCAGTCGTCGGCGAGGCGCCCCCAATAGCCTGGCCTCGGCACGGCGCCGGCGTCGAACTCCGCGCGCTTCTGGTGAGTGGCGAGCGGCACGTAGCAGTAGGCGCAGCCGTGCCCGCAGCCCTTGTAGGGGTTCGTCGCGAGCGGCGCGTACTCCCACGCCTGCGAACCCGGCGGATAGATCACGTCGAAGCCCTTCACCGGCTTGCCGGTGTCGTCCAGAATGAGTCCCATCAGATGTCCCTCGCGTGTTTCGGGCAGCCCCGCACCCAGTCGCGGCCGATCTTCCTCGCGCGCCAGCCAGCGCCCTTCGCGTCCCCGCCAAGCGCTCTCGAAGTCGTCGCCCTCGACCTCGGCCTGACAGTTCACGACGTCGCACTCGATGACGACCTTTCCGTTGCGGCGTTCGATGCTCATGTCGTCTCCGGCAGCGGCGTGAGGAGAGAGAGGAGCAGCCGCGCCGCGGCGAGCCGGTTCTCCTCGACATTGTACCAGGGGTTCCGGCCGCTCGGATGCGGCAGCCGGTTCCAGACGATGTTGGAGACCCGCAGCGAGGCCAGCACCGGCGTGTCGTCGCGGTGCCCATGAATCGCCGCCCACGTCTGCGCGCCGAGCACGGCTATTTGTTGGACCGACCGCCTCTTGGCGATCTCCTCGCGCAGCACGTCGGCTGCGATCCTTCCGGCCACGGCGCTCCAAGCCTGGCCGACGACGAGGTTGCGCCGCTCGTAGCTGCGCAGGTAGTCGCGGAACCCGATCTCGGGCCACACGAGTTTCAGGATGCCGAACAGCCGCGAGCCGGTGCAGCCGGCCGGCAGCGGGTAGAGCGCGTGCTCCGGGGCGTCGGAGAGCGGGTTGTTCATGCCGAGGATCATCGGGCGGTTGCTCACGCGCACGTCTCCGTCTCTGTCTTGCAGACCGGCGGGCGGGTCGAAGCGGAACCAAATGATGAAGCCATGCGGGGTCAGCTCCAATTCCCACCGCGGCGACTTGAGTTCGGCTCCGGCGACGCTCGCGGCGATCGCCGCGGCGAGGGCAATGGCGGTCACGTCATCCTCCTGGGTGGGATCGGGAGCTGGCGCCTTCGTTGTTTGGCGACCTTGCGGAAGCCGCGCGAGCGGATTTTCACCTTCGGCCGGCCCTTCAACCCGCGCGAGTGTTTGGCCCACCTAAAGCGTTTTCCCGAAACAGGCCGCCCACCTAAAGTATTTTCCCGTTTTCGCCGGCGCTCCCGCTTGATGAGCACGCGGTCGGGGTGCTGTGCGCCGTCGCCGCGGACGTTCGTCTTGATGTGGTGCGCGTGCTTCTCCCGATAGATCAAAAACTCGAGGTTGTTGGCATCGGGCCTGTACGTCGCCCACCGCTTGCCGTTCTTGATGCCTTCGGCGACGATCTCGCGCGCACCCAGGGCAGGGTTGTGGTCGAGCCGAAGGCGCCCGACCTCACAATTCAGAAGATCGGCCAGCTTGGCGAGGCTCTCGTCGAGCAGCGCCCCGAGGCCGCCGCTATTCGATTTGAGGACGCCAAGGCTTTTGATGTGCGCGTCGCGCCCTGTGTGCCGCCGCGCGGCGATGACCTGGTCCGGCCACATCTCGCCGAGCTGCCGCAGGGCGACGCGGCAGCGGACCTCGACGGGGATGTGCGGGCGATAGAGGCGCGGCATCGTCAGAACGGAATCTGCCCGCAGTCGTCGTGGGCGGTCTGCAGCGCCACGCCGAGGCGGCGTCGTAGGTCGTCGACCTTGTGCGGGTTCTTCCGCCGGGCGATTTCCTTCACCAGCGCGTCGGCCGCCTCGTAGAGAGCAAACAGTCGCTTCTCCGCGTCGTTCCGGCTCCGGATCATGTCGTTGACCTGGCTGGCCTTGCGGTCGGCGAGCTTCTCCATCGCGTCGGCCTTCTCGTTGGCGCGGGCGAAGTCCTTCTCCAGATCGACGATGCGGAGGGCGGCGTCGCCCAGAGCGGCGACGTGCTCGCCGCTCTTATCTTCCGCCCGCGTCCTCCGCTCCACCTGCTGGATGAGGCGGTCGATGAGTATGCTCTCAATCAGCGTCGTCATTTGTTTCCTCCGTCGTAGAATCGTGAGCGGGGCTCGCGCCCCATCGAGTCGGCCTCCCACGCCGCGAACATCTCCTCGACAAGGTCGCTCGGCAGGAACTCGACGAGCGCGTCACACTCGGTCGTGAAGCCGTCCCACATGAGGTCGTAGGCGCGCTGGAGCATCGCCCCGCGCAGCCGGTCGGTGTGGCCCGACGACGGCAGGGCGTGGAAGAGTGTCCGCTGGCGCTCGATGCGCCTCTCCTCCTGGCGGCCTCGCAGCTTGTCGAAGTCGGCGCCCTCGGCGTGGCTCTCCGCCTGCTCGCGCGCGGGCCGTCTCGAGCGCCTCGGCGATCTTCGGCTGGAGCGACCGCACCTTGGCGGCCGCAACCATCAGCATGTGCACGCGGCTCCGGCTCATTTTCCCTCCGGATCAATTCGGCACGCCACCTCGATCGCGTGCGAGATCGCGGGCCATCGCGCGTTCAACTCCTGCAGGACGCCGAGTTCGCCGCCGATGCGCGCGCGCAGCGCGTCCAGGTCACCGAAGCGGCGGGTGATCGAGGCCCTCGCCTCCTCCGCAGCCCCGGGGAGTTGAGCGCGCAGGTTCGCGGCGATTATCTTGAGGACCTGGAACGTGCGCCACTCCGGCGCGCTCGGCGTATCGCGCGCCCACCGGAAGTCGAGGATGAGCGCCTCTATCTCCTTGAGCTGGTCCTGGACGGTGATCTTGCTCACGCGCGGACTCCGGCCTGGCGTCGGGGTAGCTCCCGGGTGACGAAGACGGCCGACACCCGCTCGGGCCAGCGTCGCCAGTGCGAGGGCGCGACGACCAGATCGATTGGCGATTCGTACTCGACGTTTTGCCACCGGCGACGAGGGTCGCATCCCGACGGCACCATTGCCGGTGAGCAGATGGCAATCCCATCGGCCGCCCGTCGCGGCCGCCAGGCGATCGGGAACGGCAGCCGGTAGCCGCCGTCGGGTCGATCGACCCAGCCCTCGACGGCGGTGCCCTCGGGGCACGACGCGATCGGCTCCCACTCCAGGGGGTGAAACATCTCTCTCACTTTGCCCTCCCGCATTTGTCGGCGCGCGCGGCGCGGTAGTCGAGGAAGTCGGCGAACGCCTCGGCCTGGCGCGTCAGGTACATCTCCGTCGTCTCGTAGTGATGGCCGCGAGGAAACGCCGGCTCGCCCTGGTGGTGGCGAAGAACTCGCGAAACGTCAGCGCGGGGTCGCCGCAGGCGAGCGTCGCGATGAGGACGAAGGTTGCCGCGTTCATGAGAATGCCTGCCTGATACGGTTGTGACGATCGGAGTCGGCGCGCCCCTCTTTGCCGTGCCGGTCGATCCACGCCCAAGCCTCAGCTTCCGTCGCGAAAGGGCCTGCAACCTGATGGTCGTCCTCGAAGACGCAAAACTGCCCGTCATCTGTTGTGACGATGTGATTCATGTAGCCCTCCAGACCGCGGCGCTGTGGCCGCTCTCGTTGCGCCGGCGCTCGCCGGTCCTCGCGATCCACGGCCGCTCGGCGTGCGCCAGCTCGGTCACGCGCGGGCGCACCGAGAGCACGCTGCGCCCGACCCTGGCGGCGACCTCGTCTGCCGTGAGTCCGTCCCGGCCGGCGGCCACGAATGCGCGGTAGACCTCGCGCTGGAGGTTGTCGGCATCGCCTGCGACCGCACGGGCCGCGGCCTCGGACGTGCCGCCGCGCTCCTTGTGCCCCGGCCGGTTCCGGTACGGGGAGCGCATGTCGAATAGGTCGGGCTGGCGAGTCATGCGTGTTTCCCCGCCTCCTTGTTGAGCGTCCCCTTCTTGAGCCCGGTGATCGTCTCCAGAAGGTCGAGCACGTCGCGCTTGCTCTGTTCGAACGGCTCCTTCGACATGTTCGCCGCGCTCTGAGACTTCGGGGTCTTGATGGTGACGTGCTTCCCGCGGACGAGGATCATCGTGTAGGCGTCGCGCTCGTCGTCCTTCTTGCGGCAGTAGCGGGCGAAGGTGACGGCATCCTTCGGCGAGTCGAACTCGAACTCGTCGAGGTCGCACCAGCCGGTCTCGCACAGCGCCCATGCCCGGAAATGCTCCTCGTCCTTCCAGCCGCCCGGCGGCATCGTCTTGATGTTGAGCCGCTGCTGCACCATGCCGACGTCCTCGGGGATGTTCGCGAAGCCGTCGGCGAGCGCGGCGAAGAAGTGGTTGTGGCTCGACCGCGATCGCGCCTCGAGCGGCGCCAGCGGGTACTCCTCGTCCTCGTGAAACTGGCGCCCGCAGACGTTCGCGTAGCGCTTCGCCGGCACCATGGCGAAGCGGCGCTCCGCGACGCCGTCGGCATCGACGACGTCGACGACGCGCCAGGTGAAGTTGACGGGGAGATACCTCACAGCGGCTCCCACCGGATGATGACGCCGCGGAAGATGCCGAGGCCGTGCTCCGCGATCCAGAAGTCGCGCATCTCGCCGGCATTGGCGAAGCCATCGGCCCGAGCAAACAGGTCCGTGATGCTTTGAAAGCCGTTCGGCCGCTCGAGGAAAAGATGCGACGACGCCACGCGAAAGCCAATCGGCTCGATGCTCGTGCACCGGGCCCGCCCGATCAGCTTCGGCTTCATACGAGGACCGTGCCACAGCGAAATCTCCTCGCCGGGGCGGACGTGGCGGCTGCGGCCCCTGCGGTGCGCGCGGATGGTCTGCCGCTTCGGGAATATCGGAGGATCAAGGTCGCGCGCCGGATCGAATGGGCGTAGCTCGCCGGCTTCAAGCGTGAACTCGGCCGGCACGCCTTTGCCGCAGTGTTCGAACATCGGCAGGATGCCGAGCCCGGCCTGGATCGGGGCAACGAAGCGCGCCTTGAATCCGTAGCGCATCAGTCCGCCACCATGCGGTAGTCGAAAGAAACCAGCTCGCGCTCGATCTTCGACTCGGCGAGGGCGCGCTCGAACTCCGCCTGGTCAGCCGCGGCGGGGACCTGACAGAACAGCACCCAGGCGCAGAACCGGACGCCTTTCTCGCTGACCCCGTCCCATCGCCGCGCCCGCGCCTTCGTCCCGTCGGGAAGCGTGACGGTATCGATCACGCTGGTGCTCTCCATCTGCGCCTTCATTGCCCGGTCCTCCTCTCGCATCCGCGCGGATACATCGAAATGCACAAGGCAGGCATTTACGTCGGTGCCGGATTTTTTGAACGAGCCCGCCGGCAGCGGCTCGATGCCGCCTCCATGCGAGGTCAGCGATCGGATTATTCCATGCCTATCCGGTTGTCACCCACACCTCTACATCTAGTGCCGGTCATGGATGCCTCATTTTGTTCGCAACTACGTCGGCGCGCGCGGCCTTTGCCGCCCGGTCATAGAGGACGACGTTCACGGTCGCCGCCAAATTCATGCAGTAGTTCGTGGGCACCACGATCTTGTCGCGGCAACGATCAAGGATTCGCTTTCCGAGCGTCGCGTCTTCGGCCCCGAAAATGTAGAAAGCGCGCTCGGGATGACAGTAACGCGGCAGCGGTATTGCGCCGTCAATCAAGTCAACGGCAACCGCAACAGTGTCATACGGGATGGCATCAAACACGTCGCCGACGAGGACGTGAGGGATATGCCGCCAAGCCTTTTGGGTGTCCGTGGAAAGCTTTGAAAGCCTCTCAGGGCGCGGGCCGCCGATAACGACAAGGGCGGCCCCATAGCATCCGCAAGCCCTCAGAACGCCGCCGATATTCGACGGCGTTTTGGGATTGTCGAGGCCGATTGCCGCAAAGCCGCGCATGTTCATGTTCCGGCGACCGATTTGTGAGCCGTGTACCTGTCGTGAATTTGTACCCACGAAACGAAAAGCCGCATCGAATAGGTGTCTCTTACGGTCATGGCGACCATCGTTCCGTCTTGCTGGTAGAGTCGGTAATGGATCACCCCGTCTCGAATATTGAGCTTTGAGAAATCCCGTATTTTGGATTTTTCGATCATGAGTCAGCATCTACATCTAGAGGGTATTTGGGTTTGTGGGTGACAACCGGATAGGCATGGATTATTCGATAGTCGACCGCTTGCCGGAACGTGACTGCGGCCGACATGATCGCAACGATCCGACCGCCAGGGCTAACGAAGTTGATCGCGTGCAAGACGTGCTTCGCGTCCGCCATCTTCGCGAACGGCGGGTTCATCAGAACGGCGTCGAACTTTCCGACGTCGCCTGGGCCCATGGCGAGGAAATCGGTCTCCCCCCAGAGGCGGCCGCCGCCGAGATCGACCGACTTCAGCACTACGGAGCTTCCCGGATACAGCTCGACGGCGTCGACCTTGACGTTTGCCTCTGCGCGTGCCGCCAGCACCAGGGCCCCGTGGCCGGCGCTCGGCTCAAGCACGCGGTAGCCGTCGCGGAGGCCGGCAAGCTTTGCGGCTCGCCGGGCCAAATCCGGCGGGGTGAAGAACGCTCCGAACTCGCGCCTTGCATCGGTGACCGTCCCGGTCAGGATGATCGGGTCGATTGCCTCTGCCGCACCGCCGTCAAAGACGTGGCCGGCGCGTGCGCGATTCCACTTGCCGCCCGCGGCCTTCAGAACCTTGTCGACCGCGAGATAGTCCTCCCGCTCCAACTGCTCCGGCAGCACGAGCAAATCTCCGCGGCACGTCGCTCGATCAATTACCCGGAGTACTCGCTCATCGACTTTCATCGCGCTCCTCCTTTCGCCCGCACCCGCTCGACTAGCTTGCGCAGGTCCCACATGAACCGCTCGCATTGATTGCGGAGGGTCTGGGCATCGGTATCGCTGGCCTGGATGCGCCACTCCCCGCGGAGCGGAAACTCCTCGTAGCCGATGCGGAGATCGCACCAGGCCCGCCCGCTGACCCAGAGCGAGCCCTGGCATTGCCAGCGGTGCTCGCCAGGGAAGCGCCCGGAGTCGAGCAGCTTCACCAGGAGGTTCGGCCGCATCGACTTCGTCTCGACCATGCCGTCGTCCTCGACGAGGGCATCCGGCGAGCAGCCGACGACGAGGGGCTCCTCCATCAGCGGGTCGCGGATGGTGCGCTTTATGAAGCCGACGCGCCGAAGGCCGGGGAAAGTGGCGTTGCGCGCGAAGGCCTTGCGGTGCTGCTCGGTCTCATACTGCTCGAGAAGCCATGGCTCCTGCTCGCGGCCGCGGTCCATGTCGGCGTTCGAGAACGTCTCCATCGGACGCTCGAAGATGATCTCCGCAGCCATGCGGTGAAGGAGCGAGGCGCGGACGCCGGTGTCTGGACCTTCTCGGCTCTCCGCCATGACGGCGCGAAAGATGCCGGCGGACGGCACACCGACGTGGAGCGCGCGCCACTCCTCGCTGCCCTGCTCTACGTCGATCTCCTCGACTAGGTCTTCCAAGCGGGCGGGCTTCGGCTTTACCAGATTACGCGCCATCACCGTCTCGTCGTTAAAAGGGCCAATTGCCGGGCGGTGTGCTCCGCAATCGCACTAGAGCAACCGATGATGCGCCGGATCGTCAGCGCCACGTCCTCCTCGGTTGGCGAGGGCGGAAGGCCCCTGCCGGCTCGTAAACTGCGACCGCGCGTTTCATCGGAGCCACAAGCACTCGAAGGCGGGATTCTCATAGAGGTCGCCGCCAGTGGTGAGCATCCTTCTCGGCGACGGCCTTCCTCGCCTCTTCGGCCAGCCGCAGCTCCTCGATTGCTTCCTCGAAGCGCGACGCCGGCAGATGCCCGATCTCCTTCGCCTCCGGGTGCCCATTCGGCCGCTTCCGGTTCATGAAGGCCAGGAACTTGTCGCGGTCGGCGCCGGTCGCCGCGCAAATCTCGAACAGCTGCTGGGTCTGATCGGCGGAGAGCGGATCGCCGCCGACGACCGGCCGGCCGGCCTTCGCGCCGTCGTCGTCCTCGCCCTTGGCGACGAGGTTGAGCCGCGAGAACGACGTGGCTCGCCGGCCGTAGCTCTGGACGCTGACCCACGCCTGCGCGTTGTTCTTCGAGCCGGTGGTGTCGGCCTCGAACTCTAGCGAGCAGGTGGCGTCCTCGTGCCCGTGGCCGGTGAGCACGGCGGTGACCTTGAGCCGCCCCTCCGGCGTGCGCTCGGTCCGATGCGTGAGCGAGAAGCCCTCCGCGTTGAGGATCGGGATGATGATCGGCGCGACCTCCTCGTACTTCGGGTAGGGCGTGTCCTGGAGCACCTTGCCGGTGCGCTGCCCCGTGCTCTGGTCCTTCGCCTTGACCTCGATCCTGCCGCTCTTCGGCAGCACGGCGGCGACCAGCTTCGGCTGCACGACGACGAACGCCGCGTCGAACCGCGCCTTCGCCTGGCGCGCCTCGATGCGCTCCATCAGCGCGACGATGCGATCGAGCGCGTCCGGGTTGACGTCCTTCCTGGTGGCGAGGCGCTCGAGCGATGCGAGCGTCGCCTGATAGTCGGTCAGGACGGTCGGGGGCGGCGGCGGCTCCGCGCGCACCATGGCCCGCTGGTGAACCTCAACGCCCTCGACGGTCTTCTTGCTGCGCGGCCGGGTCGTCACCGCGCCGACCTTTTCAACTTGATTGCCGCTTTCAAGTTCGCCCTGCGCCGCCGGCGTTTCAAACAATGCCGGCTCGTCCTTACTCTGCGTCTTCGCCTTCGCCATGATCTTCCTCCGGTTGGATTCGGAACTCGACCCCCGCGCGCCGCAGCTCGGCCTTCGAGAGGTCATCCGCCAGCGAGTTTTTCTCGCGGGGAATCCAGAAGCCGCGGCATCCCGGCAGCAGCTTCAGCTTATCGCGCGCCTCGACCGCGCGGTCGGCGTAGCGGCCTCTCGGGCGGTCGCGGTCGTCGACGCCGCCGATCTTCCACAGCTTCCCGCCGGGCGGCCAGCCCCACAGCTGGCAGACCACGAGACGCGAATCGCCGAACAGCCACGAGCGCGCGCCGGTGGGCGCGTGCCTGATGAGCCAGTCGAAGATCGCGAGCACCGCGAGGTACTCGGCAACATTGTTGGACGTTGTCGGCGCGGCCGGCACGATGCCGGATGTCTCGAACACGCGGTGCTCGCCGGCGAAAATGACGGCGCCGTAGCCGGCAGTCCCACCCGGATTGACCGGCTCGCAGCAGCCGTCGAAGAAGGCGCGGAATCCCTGCTGCCCCTGCGCGATGGCGAGGTACTTGTCGGCGAGCGCTCGGTGCTGCGCGCCGAGGTCGCGGGCGCGATACCGGCGGAAGATCATCGGACCACCGACTTCGGCCGCCGGCCGATCTTCGCGCCCGGCATCTGCTGGTCGAAGTTCGTCGTCTTCGCCCATGCGGTGAGCGCGGTCTTCTTCACGTCGAGCCGGATGAACGGCCAGAGCTTCGCCATGTCGAGCTTCGAGTCGTCCTCGATCTCGGCGTAGGTCTCCGTCGCCATCGTCGAGAGCGTGCCGTCCGCTCCGCGCGTGCGCATGATGTCGGCCGGCCTCGCCAGCGTGGCGATATGCGCGGTCTCGGCGCGCCCGGTGGCGACCGCGGCCTCGATCCTGGCGGTGCTCGCCGCCTCCTCCCTCACGCCGGCGACCGCCTCCTTCGCGGCGGTGGTCTCCGGCTTCTTCGCGCGCTCGGCGGCCTGGCGGGCGTCCTCCGCCTCGCGCGCCAGCCGGTCGGCCTCGGCCTGTACCTCGCGCGCGACCCGCTCCTC